TCAGGCTTTGTCATGATCGCGGACGCTGTATTTCACCACGCCCCAGATCACCAGTTCGTCCCCTTCCATCACATGGCGCGAGGGGTACTTCGGATTTTCCGATTTCAGGATGACCTCGTTCCCGCGCATATGGAGCCGTTTACAGACCGGCTCAGAGTTCAGGGCAGCGATCACGATGTCGCCATGCTCGGCGTAAAGGCTGCGATCTACAATCACCAGGTCACCGCAGTAGATCCCCGCGCCCTGCATGCTGTCGCCCTCGATTTTCACCAGGTACACGTGCGGCGCGCGAATGTCGAACAGCTCATCGAGTGAGATGTGCTTTTCGATGTGGTCCGCCGCTGGCGACGGAAAGCCTGCCGGCACATGGAAGGAGTAAAGGGGCAGCTTTTCGCCGTGCCCTGACAGCGGGCCGAGGATGGAGACGCTCATGATGCAAGCCTTGTTTTGGTTAACTGTATGTATATACAGTTAACGTTCTTGGTCGCTTGCGGTCAATCTCATGTGTAGGACATTTCGACGGGTGACACCATGTGCGGACGCTACTCGATCTACGAATCGATGGACCATTACCTGAAAGAGCTTGCGCCAAAGCAGTTGGTGATCAATGGCTACGACCTCTGGCCGATTGAACGCTACAACGTCGCGCCGTCGACTCGCGTTGAGATCATCCGACCGACCGGGGAAGGTTTGAGCGTCGATAAGGTGAAATGGGGATGGTCGCCGTTCTGGGCGAAGAAGGATGCGAAGCGCCCCGCGCCCATTAACGCCAGGGTCGAGACGGTGATGACGGGAAAGTACTTCAAACAGCTGTGGCCGAACGGCCGCGCACTGGCGCCGGCGAATGGCTGGTTTGAATGGGTGAAGGACCCGGGTGACCCGAAGAAGAAGCAGCCGTATTTCATCAGGCTGAAAGAGGAAGGACCGATGTTCTTCGCCGCGCTGGCTGAAGTGCATCAGGATCTGGAACCTGACCCGCAGGACGGCTTCGTGATCATCACTGCGGATTCGGATCAGGGAATGGTGGACATTCACGATCGGCGACCGGTAGTACTGAGTCCTGAGCACGCACGGGAATGGGTCGATCCGGAAACCACGTCTGAGCGAGCAGCCGAGATTGCCAAAGAATGCTGCAGGCCGACGGAGGAGTTCAGTTGGTTCAAGGTGGGCAAGGATGTCGGGAATGTCCGTAATCAAGGCCCGCACCTGATCGAATCAAAGGATAAGGAATGACTCTTCGTTTCAGATAGCTCCAAACCTCCTTGTGGGACTCGTCTTCATCAAGACTTCAGCTACACTTTTTCATTGCACGGAGCTTTAAAAGAAAAGGAGGGCTTATGCCGTTCAACACTCGATCCCAGAGACAACTGGCCAGCTTGCGCCGTATGCGCGAATGGCATCTGGACCAAGCATTGCGGGCCAAGGTGGATGGCAAGAAGCAGGAAGCGGATTTTCACTTCCGATACTATGACTTGCTCGGACCGGCGGTCGAGGTACCGCAGCGCGGGGATCGCGATTAGCTGAAGCGCTCAACGTGCTGGGTTGCTCAAGGCCTGATATGCCTTTTCACAAGCAAGTCCAGCTATTCGGGCCGCGTCATAAGCCCTTGCCAGCTCTCCCGCTCGCTTGTCAGCCCGCTGGAACAGGTCGGAGAGCACCATGGCGGCGCGGGTGGCTGACGCGCTTCGGCGGGCAGTTCCGGAATTGACGGTGGCGCAACTTGCTCCGGCAGCCAGTTTTCCTGCTTGGTCCCGCACGCGCTCACCAGCAGCATCAGCGCCAGAAGCATCAACGATCGCAGCAGCCTGTTGTTGTCTCGCATCATTTCCCACCTGGTTGACTGCCGCTTGGCGGCGTTGCTCTTCGGCTCGATTGGCCGTGGTCGCGGCAGCGAGGCCTTTCGCCTGCAAGTTCTGCTGATCCGCAAACTTCAACTGCCAGCGCGCGTCGGCTACTGACTCACCGTGGCGATAAGCACCGTAGAGAACCGCAGCGATGATGAGCAGTATCGCCAGCGCGCCGCCGACCTTCAGGTAAAGCGCAGCGGCCTGGCTCATGGCACGTCCTTGAAGAAGATGTGATTCCCCAGGACGAGAGTCTTCTTCGCACCGCTCGCCCATTTCGGCGCCGATGGCATCGTGGTCGCGTAATAGTGGGTTGCCCCGTTGGTAGGGTCTGCGACTTTTCCGTCAATCACTTGGTCAGCGGCGATACGGCATTGCGCGAGCTCGCGGAACGGGATCTGCTTCGCGCCCGTCAGGTACGGTTGATTCGGATCGCCCTTGTTCCAGCAACTGAACTGGTAGGGCTTCTGACAGACGCCGGCATACCCCTCGCCCCACCATGACTTTTCTTTACCATCCTCGACCCGGTTCCGGATCGACCAGGCCACGGCCACCATTCCAGCCAGCCCTTCCCCACGCGCTTCGCCCCACAGAGTGCGCGCCAGCACATCACGATCTTTTTCCGTTACGGTCATCAATTTTCTCCAGACGAAAAAAAACCCGCGGATGGCGGGCCATTGGATAAACTGCGCTCTCCACGCATGGAGGCATTTATGAAATATCTTTTTACTCTCACGATCGCAGCCTTGATGACAGGTTGCGCACACTACAGCGACAGCACTACCGGCTCTGACAGCGTTAACCGACAAGTCGGGAGCAAGGGCTATAACCACAGTTGCGATGCCGAGCCGAAGAACCAGCCAGGCTGCTATGACCCTGCGCCAATCTTTTCATGGGGACTCGTGGACAAATTCAAACTTAAGCTCGGAGCTGAATAGTCCCGTTGCTATCCCGCAGGCTGATCCTGCTCCGGCACGTCCTCGGCGGTGATGGTCACCTGGGCGCGATAGGTCTTCATCAGTTGCGCAGTGCGGATCAGCGATTGCGGGAATGCCCCGAGGATTTCGCGCGCTTTGGCATCAGCCTCGGCTTCGGTTGCGTACTCGATCTGGTTGTTCGGGTCGAATGAATTGCTGCTGTTGATCACAATGAATGGCATTTCTAATCTCCTGCTGTTTGGAAGAATCGTTCAGTTACATACCGGTAACATCTACAAGCAAGTAATTCCCGCTGGTATTGAGGCCGGCATTCGGGGGAGGCCCCGGAAGCATGGTTAAAGTTCTGGTGGGGAAATACTCAATAACAATTGTCGAACCATTGCTGTTTCGACAGTAGGAATTCCAATAAACAGCATCCCACTTTGAAACATCTCCCGATGGCCCAGCAGATACAGTCCTTGCATTGTTATTGGCTACAACAGCTACGGTCTTGCCTGAATAAGAAAATGTGCCCCCAGGGCTATTGTTGTTGACAACAGTCTGTCCGAGTACTTTGCAGTATCTTGCCGCTGCGGAAAACACAATGACACCTTGAGCATTAAACACCTCGAAGCCAAACCCAGCGGAAGGCGGCGGAGATTGGTCAAATACATAAAGCGTCACTGCTGCGCCATCGTCGTTTTCCACGCGGGCGTAGCGGACCCCATTGGAAACGTAGACCGAAACCCAAGTATTGCTAGTGCAGGTATAGGCCACGAAAGGCATTGTACCCGGCAATTGCACATCGACGCGCCGTTGAAAGCACCAGGTGGCGGTATCGACAACGTTTGGCGACACAGTGACTTTCGTGATCAGGCGCAGATTCGAATAATCCGCATCGATTTGTATTATGTTGTTTTGGTTGAACACCTGAAATCCGGCCGGCATCAGTAGACCCCGAACAAGATAGTTATGGCAGCTCCGTCCTGGGACCAAACAAGGTTCGTTCCCTGGACGGCGACATCCTTCGGCTGAAGGGTGTTTATATCGGTTAGGGCGCCTTCCCTCTGTACGAAATAGAATGGCGTGCCGTTTGCGAATCCGGGGACGCTAATTGAACCCGCCCCCGTACCCGTGTAAACAGATCCCAAAACCCTCTGAAGCCGGTCGGTGATATCCATTACCAATGAACCGTCAGCAGCAAAAACCTGCATACCTTGCGGCATATCACCAAACCCCCATCCTTACGCGAAGGACACCGTCAATCACTACGTTGATGCCGTTATGGTGCATTTGGGTATAAGTGTTTGGACGTGTCGCTTGGCGAGCTAGCACCTGCCCCCCACTCATGTCCAAGGTCAATACCGGAAGTCCTTGCGACGTCAATGCGGACGAAGTTATTGCCGATCCCACTATTGCATTCGCAATAGTGGCCTTCTTGATGACAGCGTCTGCAATAAACACTTGCCCACCGTCCACCGTGAACGGTGAGAAAACCTTTGCATTGCCGTCCAAGGTCGAATTCAGGATCGCAAAACGATCAGCGCTGACAATGAACTGCGACTGAGTTACGCCGTTTTCATTGCCAAGCCCTAGCCCAAAACCAGCAGCAACCTTCACACCGTTACTTGTGGTCATCAACTTCACGGAATACGAAGAATTGATATACCCATTGGTATCAGCGATAGCGTTGGCCTGCACTTGGAGCGCTGCGCTTTGGTTACCCACGGTGGTAGTCAGTCCCGTGATCTGCGTAGCCTGAGAGCTAATCGTTGCCCCTTGCTGGGTGACGGTGGTTGTCAATGAAGACAAGGCCTGCGCAGAGCCTGCCGCAGACCGACGGCCGACCGCGATATAGCCTATATCGACCACCGAGTTCGCATCACCTGAGTTGTTCATGTCCAGGCGAATGGCGTAGATGCCGGTCTTGCCGTTCCAGCCGGTGTGCCCGGACAGGTCCAGTTCGATGTCCTGCCAGTCCTCAGTGTTCAGGTTGATCGGCCAATTGAACCGGCGAGCTTCAGCCAGGCCGCCGTCTTCGTTTGCCCAGTACATCGCCGCCGATGCGCGTGTGGTGTTCTTGCGCCGCAGCCGAATGCGCAGAAACGGGTTCTCCGATCCGTTCAAGTTGCCGAAAGAACTGGTCGCCTGAATCTGGGTGTATTTCGACACTGTTGCAAACAGGACGCCGGCGGTGATGGTCGCGCCCGAGACGTTTGCCACCCAGCCCCGCGTTGAACCTGTCATTTCCCACGCATACCCGGCCACGAAGGGCGCGGCACTGCCAATGGTGTTTTTCAGGTTGGTGATGTCGGAGCTTTGGCTGGTCAACGTCCCTTCAACGCTCGTCACGCGGTTTGTCAGCGCCGCGACGGAAGACGCGCTGGCCTTTGTGGCCAGACCGTCAGTAGGGCTGCTGATCGCGTTTTCCAGCGTGGTGGTCCGCCCAGAGACGCTGGATATTGTCGAGCCTTGCTGAGTTACAAGGGACTGGAGTGATCCGACCGCCGAGGATGTCGCTGCGGCTTGTGTTGCCACCGCCTGAACAGAGGGTGAGTAAGCCGTTAATACTGCACCTTCTTGAAGTTGAAAGTTATCCATCTCTATCCACATATCGGTAGTTATACCGGAACGATTCAAGAGTCGGGCAGGATAGATTTGTATTCGAGCTGCGTTTGCGGGCGCCACGGAGGTAACACTATAACGCGCAAAGTTTGCCCCGATAGAGGTTTCTGGGAGTTGCTGTGTGGTGATCAAAGCACCAGCTTCGGTTAGATACTGGATGTAAATAGCCAATCGCCCGCTAGGACTGGAAATCCGCGCATATGCGCTGAGCGTATAACTTTGTCCGGGTACGCACTTAGGCCGCTCAATTGTGGCCGGATCTAAGGCCAACCCTGTATAGCCGCCATTCGGCAAAGTCGCAGCGATGCGTACAGCCTTGGAACTTAACGACAAAGGCGAATCGACGAATGTCAGGCTGGGGGATACGCCAGAACTGGAATCCAGCTTGTAGTTTAGTGGAACGCTCCCATTTGCGGACGCAATATCAAGCGAACTATTCGCTAGTAAGTTATCCCCTCCCATGCTCCCCAAGCTGTTGTTAAGCGTCGTCAATTGACCGCTAACGCTTGTAATACCGGTTTCTGTTTGCGTCACTCGCCCGGTAAGCGCTGCTGTTGCAGCTGCGTTAGCTTCAATGTTTGCGTCTGAAACTTGGTTGTTATCTCGCCATCCCGTCGCAACGCTTCCAGACTCAAGCTGAACTCGGTCATATTCAATGAACCCTGAAGGAACCGACGCGTTACCGACTATGCGCAAGAGTAGGCTCAGAGCTACGGTGTTAGCGGGCATTACATGGGTAAGACTGATCCTCTGCCAACTGTCCGTTAGCGTACCGCCTACACCCTTGGTACCCGTCGCTGCGAGACTCGCATTCAGAGGGTATTGATACATTTCGTACCGCGCACCTGGTGTCCCCCTGATATACGCGGACAGGGTGAAGGTTGCTCCAACTGCGACTACGGGACGGCGCGAGGCGACCGGCGAAACCTCGACGTATGAACCAGAAATGTTAGTCGCTGTAATGCGCTGAGCTTTCCCGGCAGGGTCCAGAGTGGACTGGACCAGCGAGCCGACAGCGTTGGCCACTGCGCCTTGCAAGATCCAGCCGTCTGCGACGCCGGCAGAGCCAACATCAAACGATGGGTTGAATACCAGATTTTGTGAACCAGACGACGCTATGTTCGCGTTGATCTGGGTAATGGCATTCCCCGCCGTAGTCAGGTCAGCCCCCTGCTGGGTGACGGTGTTGCTCAATGCGGCCACGGTCGAGGCGTCGGCCTTCCCGGCTACGGTGTTTTGCAGTCCCGTGATCGCCGTGCCTTGGCTACTGATCGAGTTTTCAGCAGTCGTGACCCGGCTCGACAGGCTTTGCACGACAGACGAGTCGGCCTTTCCATCGAGTGAGGTTTGCAGGCCGGTGATCTGGTTCGCCTGCGCGGTGTTAACGCCCTCGATGCTGGTGATTTTGGTTTCTGCAGTCGTGACGCGCGCGGCCAGGCCATTTGCTGTCTGCACTGCTTGACCAACGTTCAGCCAGTAGGTCGTGTTCGGCGGCGGGGTTTGAACAGGCACACCCTGGATCGCCTGATAGATGATTCCGTCCGCGCCGAGCACGCCTTGCCCAGCCGTGTAGGTCTGGTCAGGCTTGTACGGCATCGAATCGGCCAGATCTGCAATCTGATCGATCTGGGCCTGCAGCTCGCTCTGCACCTCGGCCACGGTGTTGTTGACACCGGTGATTTGGTCGCTCAGGTCTGAGCGTACTTCGCCTAAGCGCTCGTTCACCGAGCCTGGGCCGTCGCCGCCGATCTTTCCGATTTCGCTCAGCACTTCCTGACCGAGATGGCTTTCGGTGACTCGGCCCGTCAGGTAATCGAGGATGTCATCGCCATCGGCACTGGCTTGACCGTTAACAACGGTTGGGGCCTGCGGGAACCACGGACCAACGTTGCCGGTACGGTCGATCAGACGCACCCAGAAGAAGAACGACTGGCCCGCGCGCAGGCCCTGCATGGTGTAGTCGGACTGCGGGTAAGCCAGATCCGCCAGTTTGGTGGCCGTAGACAGGTCAGGTGCCTGGCTGTACCACAGTTCGGTCCGCTGCGTGTCCTCTGCGCCTGGTGGGAAAGTCCACTTCAGGGCGATGCCCATGATCAGGCTTTCAGTGGTCAGCGACGTGACGGCCGGCGGCAGGCCTTCCTTACCATTCAGCTGAGTCAGGTTCGACGAACGCCAGATCGACGAGATGTCGTAAGCGCTTACGGCACGCACGCGAGCCAGGTAAGCGCCCGAATAAATGCCTGTGATATCCACGCTTGTGCTGCCGGTACGCTGGACCCTGATCCAGTTGCCGTTGTCCTTGCGCCACTCGACGTCGTACCCGACCGCGCCATTCACGGCAGGCCATGTGATGGTCATGGTGGTGACCGCAATGCCTTGGTCAATCGCGGAGTTCGAGGTCAGCGTGACGCTCGCCGGCGCAGGGACGACGGTGATCGGAATGACGCTGATCGGGCGCTCTTCCAGCCGAGCGCCGGTGTCGATGAAAGCGAACTTTCCTGGTTCGAACTGGAGAGCAGCGATTTCGTAATCGCCCTCGGTGGTCCGCTTGGTGCTCAGCACGCGGTACAGGGGGATCGCGAGATCATCTGCATCGAGCGCCCACTGAAGCTGCGCCGTCGGAATTTCACTGTACCCCGTGGTCACAGTAACCGCACGGCCAGCCACCGATTGCACCGTGCGCCCTTCCGCTTTACCGCTGGGCAGGTTGATGATCAAACGATCCCCGGCCTTGGCTTGAGTGTCACGATCCAGCGTCACGACGCGCCCGGCTGCAGCAGAGATGCGCCCGCCAATTTCACGGCCCGCCAGCAACGAGTCAGCAATCGGGATGATGTAGCCAGGCAGAGGAATCGCGCCCTCCATCCCAGTCTTGAAGGTGACGGTGCGGTCTTGGTTGTTGCTCATCACCACCCATTTGCCGCGGCGCTGTGCCTCAGACGCGCGGGTGCAACCGATAGCGCTGATTTCTACGGGCTTGTCACCGAATCGACGCTGCAATACTGGGTCGGAATATGCCGTTACATCGGTGTCGTAGTTGTTCGCTGGATTGTCGTAACTGACGATCGCCCGGGTATAGCGAGTTTGGGAGGAGGCGCTGCCATAGGAGAACTTGCCGTCAATGACGTTGGCACGCGTGAAGACGTAGTCAAAGTCTTGCGCGCGCGGCATATCGGCCTGCATAACGAGCTGACCCTGGGCCCAGTAGGTCATCCCGCGGTAAATCGCCGAGATGTCACGCAGCAGCGTCCAGGCCTCGGCTTTGCCCTGCAGGTTCATGTCACAGAGAAAGCGCGGTTCCTGTCCGCCGATGCCGTTCGGTACCAGCTGATCGCAGTACTGAGCGATCCGGTAGAGCTCCCACTTGTCGATCATGAACGGTTTGATGCGTTTGCCCAGGCCGAAGCGGTCAACCGTGCAGATACCGAACGTCACCCATGCCGGGTTGTTGGTCCATGCCTGCTTGAAGGTGCCATCCCACACGCCTGAGTAGGTGCGCGCGACCGGGTCATAGTTGCTCGGCACCTGCCATTTGCGGCCATTGCAATCGACGGTCACGGCCGGGATGTTGGTGAACTGCTCAGCGTCAAACTCGATGTACAGTAGCGCAGTGGTTGGGTAACGCAGTTTCGCGTCGATGACTTCGGTGTAGCCTGCGACCAACATGGTGTCTGCGATCTTGTTGGTGTTCTGGTTCGGAGTGACGCGGCGAACCCGGATCTGCCAGCCAGAGGTCGCCGGCGGCAGATCGATACGGCGCGACCGTTCATAACGGGTGGTAGTCTTGCCGTCGACAGCCTCATCCAGCACCTGCTGATACGCGCCGCCGTCAGTGGCCACATCGACGGCGTACTCGATCCGATAGCCGCCGACGTTACCGTTATCGTCCTGCTGCTGGAGCGCAGGCCAGGCAAAACGCAGGCGCACGGCAGAGAGCTGGGTATTGGTCAGAGAACGCACCCAAGCGGTGTCGCTGCGCAACTCGACGTTGACGGTCGTTTCATTCTCGACCGACGGGATACCCGGGATATAGGTCTGGTCGACTGCGCCGGTGCGCCATTCCCATTTGACGTTCGGGAAGTTGACGTTGCCGCTGACATCGTTGATAGGCGTGTTGTCCAGATAGATGTTCGCAGCCGTCGGCGTGCCGTCGAATTCACCCTCGCCTACAGCGATCAGAATCTTGGCGACGTTGGTAGAGCGCAGGCTATCCACGGCCTCGATAGGAGCTTTCGGGCTGCTGCTTCCGCCTTTGGCGCCGGTGATGTCGATTGCCTGGGAAGCCATGAAACTCTCCGATATTTATGTATTTTTTTGACGTTATTTAAGAAATGAGCTTTATTTTTCTGGAAGCTGGTTTTTTGCGTTCGGCGGGTTTACCACCAAACGGAGAACACGGCCATGAGCACTACACCAGTAAATGTCGACGAAACGCTTTCCCAAATAAAAAAAGCATTAGAAAATTGGTATAGGTGCTTTATATTATGGGCAGTAGCCCACTATGTTTTAGGGGTTAGCTCAACAATATGCGCAGTAATCGCAGCATCGAATATAAACATCGCCACCAAAGATATATTGGTTGTCTATGTTGCAGTCGCAACGGCCGTACTAACTTTCCTTAAAGCTCAGCAGAAAAATAACGCATACATAATTGCGTGGCGAAGTCTGAATTCTAAGAGGATTGACTACTTCGCTGGAAAAGCGTCACTTGATGAGTTAACGCAATGCTACAAAGAGGGTGAAGACATGATCGGAAAATTTGACTAGCTCTTATAATTTATCTTCGGCGTAAATTGCGGCGCTGATGATCGCGCCGCCCCAGCGCCGGCGGCCAATGCAGATCGGGACCGGGTTGCCGCTGGCGGTAGTGTTCTTGGCGCTACCGAAGGCGTAGGACGGGAGGTTTTCGGGCGCGGCGCTTTGCTTAAGGCCGGAGGCTTGGGGGCTGAGCATCTGGATGACGCCGCCTGCTACCAATCCGATACCTGCACCTATCAGTGGTGTGCCGAAAGGGGTAGTCGATAAAAATGCGCCAGCAACGATCAGCACAGCGCCGACTATCGTCTGAAGAATGCCACCTCGTTTGTTTCCTCCGATGATAGGAACGATGCGCAACTCCGACGTACCACCTAGCTCGAATTCCTTTTCGCCCACGTTCCTGCGGTTTCTGAAAATAGCAAAACGCATTCCCAGGCTGTCCAATCGCTTGATTTCTTCCGCAAAGCCATCAAGGGTTGCTTTGAGGGCTCTGAATGCCTCCCATGCCTGTCCAGAGTCGAGAAGCCGGAAATGGGTCCTGCCAAATTTGGAGGCTAAAGACCCTGAAAGTTTTATCGTGGTCATTGGCTGCATGTTTTCTCCGGTCAACAAAAAACCGCCCGAAGGCGGCTTGATATAAAGACATCACTGATAGTCGACGTATGGCCCTATGAAGAAGCCGCTCATGTCTCCGCTGATGCGGTAGAGGCTCTCTTTTCCGCTAGTTACGTTTGCCGAGATCGTGCGAATGGCGGCTCCGGCACATAGCCCAGAACCCGCAAGACCAGCTCCAATATTGGTAGTACCTGGCGGAAGATAGAACGAGGCGCGCTGCGAAGTGCCGACTTTTGCTGCCTTGCGGCCGTCAATGTAAACGACTATGTCGCAACCAGATCCGACCATTCCAGAATCCCGCACCACAGTGAGCTTACCGCTATCGCCCTTTGGCTTTACTTGGAACGCGTAAAGCTCGTCAGGTGGTACAGAGTCTGCTTGGCTTACTGGTATCGCGGTTGACGCGCACCCGGCCAGCAGGGCAACTGCCAGCGCCCCTATCAGAATTCGCATGATGATCCCTCATTGAGAAAGGGCCGAGGGTAGCACCGGGCTGTCTGCCCATCCAGCGCTGGACAAACGATCAGTAACGGGGCACGTACTCGGCATAGTAGTTTTTTGCCTCCAACGAATAGCCCCGGCCCGTTACCTGCAAGCCCATGGACCGGCTCAATGACTTAAGGAAAAGATATGGCAAATAGCAATAAAGTAGTACACGAGCTTCGTGCTGCTGTGCAGAAGATGAACCAGGCTCTGCGCGGCTACGGATCTGGGAGGCCTGACCCTAAGGCGGCAGCGGACTGCTTCAACCGTCTTATGGCCGCAATTTCCGATATCGACGAAAGGCTTGTGGTACTTGAGGAGGCGCAAAAGGCGCGTTCGGTTAGTGACGAGGCGCCGTGAGGTCAACAGTGAACTCGAAGGTGGTGTCGCCGTAGCCTTCAACATTTGGTAGCAGGGTTTCCAGGTGGGCGGCGGTCATGCTTCCCTCATCAAAAGCAGGATCGCTGCCGTACTTTCTTCGCAAGGCGGCGGTGATTTCCTGCTTACTCAGACTGAATCTCTCGATTTTGCAATGGATTATCTCCGTAGATTTACTCATCTCTTCTCCCACGGCTCCGCCGTTTTAAGTTGGCAATCTTGCGTCTTTGTGCCTTAGGATCAGGCGTGTTCTGTCATGCCAAGGCCCGCCGAATACGATGATCTCGGACGGCCTGCCGTACATGTGGTGCAGCAGAAACGGCCCTGCTCCGTGCACCGCCACCGGCTCTCTGGGCAAATGCGGATCAGCACCAAGGAAAATTCCGGCGTGGTTCGGGTGCTTGGTGCGCCCTACTTCCATCACGATCATGTCGCCGCGCTGCGGCGTGCCGACGCGCACAAATCCAGCGGCCTCGTAGGCCTGTTCGTAAAGACTCGGGCCGTCCGCCCGCTCCCACCAACCGTCCTCACGCTTGAAGGCATCGAACTCAATCCCCCATTCGCGCTTGTACCAGTCAGCGCAGACCTGCCAGCAATCCCAAGCGCCGTGCACAAAAGGACGCCCCAATAGCGGTGTGTCTCCGGTGGGCACGATGGTGCGCAGATCGCCTTCCGGCCAGCTCAGGATGTGCCAGGGCAGTTCGGTCGCTTCGCACATGGCCAAGTCGCGCGGTGACGGCCGGCTGGTGGCGTCTGGATGTGAGTGAACAATGCCGATCACCTCGCCCTGGTCTTCAGCCGCGGCGTAATCCTCCGGCGCAATCAGGAACTCTTCGTTCGGCTCGGTCGCGGTATTGGCGCACGGGATGTACTGCTGCTTGCGGCCGACACGTATCAGCAGTCCGCAGCACTCGCGCGGATACTCTGCGGCAGCGTGCGCCTGCACGGCCTTGAGGATGTGTTTCAGCATGGTCAGCTCCGTGCAATCAGGGATACGGCCGGGAAGCCGCCGAAGGGCAATTCGTTGTTCGCGCCCCAGCGAGGCTCGCAGCCGGTAGTGAGCAGACCGTTGCACTCGTCAAGCTCTGGGTTATCAGTCGGATTTCCGTCCTTGTCGAAGTAAGGCCCGGTGTAGCCGCAGTTCGGACCGCGATACCCGCCGGTCATGCACCAGTGGCACAGGGTGGTCATCTGGCGGCCGATCGATTCACCGCCCACATCACCCGGGCTGGCCAGCTCCCAAGAAACGGTCTCCCCGTCCTCATTGGTTTTCTGGTCCAAGTACCAGACTTCAATGGATTCCTGCGTCGGATCTGCATCGGGATTGCCCTCTGGAAAGTTGACCGCGTCGATGTACCGCACCAGCGTGTGCCGCATGGTCAGCTTGAAGTCGAGCAAATCCTCGAAGGCCAGGCACAGCGCGGTGATGCGCCCATTCACGTTTCCGACGGACAACGTTGGACGCACCGCTGTGCCGTCGCCGTTGGCCTCAATGCCCTCAATCTGCATCGGCCAGGCGCCGTACTCCTCGCCCTGCCACCAGATCGACTTCGCCGGCAGTTGGTCGGCGTCATCACCAGCCGCGATGATCTCGGCTTGGGTGTGCGGAATTGAGTGACCGTGAAACCGAAGAACGTCAGCCCCGTAATCAGAGCCGTCCAACTCGAACAACAGCGCTTCACTGCCAGGTTCAAGAACCTGCAGGTCATTGATCAACGGCATGGTGAATCCTTAGGGGTGAAATGCCTGGTCGAAAGTGGCGGTGAGCTTGAACTGCCCGCCGCCCAGAGGCGTCGGAACTGCCTTTTCACAGGTGTAGAGGCCGACTTCGCCCAACGGCGTTGTCCATTTGAAGGCTTTAGCGCCAGCATGGCGATCAAGGAACGCCATGATCTCCTGCACCTTCGCCTTGGTTCCGGTGTAGGTGACTGGGAACGACTGCATCTTATTATTCGGACCATCGCCGACCTTTTGGGCGTAGCCGTTGCCGAACTGCGACTTGCGAACCCGCCAATCAATGTCTGGCGAATCTCCCGTCTGGGTTGGCCAGGTAAACGTTTCGATTGCCATATCAGGTCCTTGTTTGTCGGAAGCTCACGCCGCCCGGGCGCCACGAATCAGCAACGGCTTTTTCGGCCGCCTGTTTCATCTGGATTTGCAGGTTTTGCGCGAGGGCAGTCTGATCGAGCTCCATGCCTTCAGAGCTGCGGTCCTGTGTGACGATGCTCACCGGCGCACTGATCTGGATGTTCGACCCACCGCCGCCGCCGATAGCCCGAACGCCCAAGGCACCGGTTGAAGTCCGAGTCAGAGGCATGACCGCCTCATCACCGGCCTCACCCATGACGCCCAACTTGCCGTTGGCCATGCCAAAAGCAGTCGGCGAGCTGACGACGCTGTTGGTGAATGCCCCGCCATTGGCGAACATATGCACGCCGTTGAGCCAGGCGCCGCCGTCAGCCTGCGGGAAGTAGGTCGACGAGTACCCTGTCTGCGAAGCACCCAGGCTGGACGACGTTGCCGCCGCCGAGCCCGACGAAAACCCATTAGCCCCTCCCGAGAAGTAGCTCAGGCCAGCCCCAAACAGCGAGCTCAGAAGTGACGACGACGCCTGCCGGGTCGCGATCCGAGCCATATCGGCCAAGATCGATTTCGCGAAGTCGGAAAAGCTCAATTTGCCGGTCATGGCAAAGTTGACGATGGCATCTTCCATGCTGCTGAAGGCGTTGGTGAACAGTGTCTTAGTCTGCCCCGCGATATCCCGCGCGCTGTCGAGGTAGTTTTCCCAGGCAGATGTCGCGCCGTTGGTCCAGTCGCCCTGAGCGGTCTGCACGTCCGCGTAGTTCTGCCGGATCTGGTCAGTCGCCTTTTTGTTGGCGTCGGCTAGTGCCTGGGACTTCTTGGCGAACTCCTCATCCGACATATTTCGCGATGGATCGGATTTCTGATTCGCCAGGTCCAGCGACTGCTGAGCAAACCGATCTTGCTGGCTGTTCAGCTCGGCGTTGAGCGCGTTCTGACGATCGCCACGACCAACTCCCAGCACCGCGCGCTGCCCAGCAAGCTCTAACGCTTTCTGCTGCTGATCCAGCGCTTGAACGTACTGGGAGATCGAGCGCGTCTGCTTGTCGATCCGGCCCTTTTCGTTGTTGGCCAGCACTTCCAGTTGGCTGTCAGCATCCTTCTGCGCCTTGACCATGCTGGCTCGGGCGTCAGCGATTTTCTGATCCAGCTGGATGCGCTGTTGGCCCGTGGTCGAAGACTTATCACGCACCGCCTGCAGCGCTGCAATCTCGGCCTCGTAGGCTGCGGTGACGTCGCCTTTCTCCTGTTCAACGATCGCGACGCGCTGGCTGCTGTAGGACTCAGCCGATACCAGCCCCGCTTTCTGCGCCGAATCCAGCTCTTTTTGCAGGTTCTGGTAGTAGCCGGTGATCGACTTGAGGTTGTTCTGAGCATCGTTGAACCCGGTCAGGTTCAACTGGTTGGCCGGGCCTTTTGGGTCCTTGAACTTGTCGTTGATGTTGGCGATGTTCTTGTCGACGGTCGCCTGGTTGAGCCGGGAGTCATTCGGATCGGTCTTCCGGATGTCGTCGAGCCACTTTTTGTATTCCTTTACCGCCTCGGTGCGCTTCTGCTCATTGGTCCAGGAAGACTTGGTGAGCGCGTCGATCTTGGCCATAGCTCCGATCGAGTCTTGTTGAGCTTTCGCCTGGTCGCCGAGATACTTACTGCGTGACTCATCAGCATCTCGCTGCAATAGCAGGAAATTGAGTTGAGACTGACGAAACTGGATGAGCGCATCTTTGGACTTTTGGCTCTGGAACAGGCCGTCCATGTTTTGCGCTTCGAGTAGGTTGTCTCTCGCATTCTGGATATCGGTGTTTAGGTCGCGGCGACCAGCGTTCTTCAACCCATCGGCGGCTTTTGCAACCAGATTGTAAGCACGTTCCCAGTAGCCCAAGTTTTCAAGGATCTTTGGGGTGCGCTCGTTGATCGCGTCCGCGTATTGATCAGTCGCGAGTTTCACAGCCGCAGCGTGATCCCCCTGCTCTTCCAGCGCGGCAATTTGCGAGTAAACGGACGCTGTCAGGTAGTGATACTGCTCGTTGAGCGCGGCAGACGCCTTCACGGGGTCGTCGGCCAGCTTCACGAACTCGGCGATGGTCGCACTAACGGCGGTTCCGGTCGCTTCCTGCATGCCGACAGCGGCCTGGGTGATCGCGCCGAAGCTGTCGCCCGCGAGTTTGCCGTTGGCCGCAAGGGTGGCAAGCACTTCAGCGGCCGCGCCGGTGGTGCCCACGACGGCGCTGACCTGACGGGCCAGGCCGCCAAGTTGGCTGGCACTGACTCCAGCGGCGTTCCCGGTGGTGATGAGGGCCTTGTTGTAACTGTCGGCTTCCTCGCTACCCTTGTACCAGGCGACGCCAAGCGTGGCGACTATGGCTGCCACCGCAGCAATGGGCGCAAGGATTGCGGCCAGACGCAGCGCCGATGTACCAGCGCTTGTGCCAATCTCCAGCAGATTATGCGCGGCGACGCGGAAGTTACCTTCGGCCAGAGCGTTACCGAGCTGAAGCACGTTCTCACGGGCGCCTTTGGTGTTCAGGCTGAACTTCGATGTCTCGTCGCCCAGGCCCTTGATCTTCTGCCGCGCGGTGTCGATATCGGCCGAGTAGGCTTTGAAGTCATCCTCACCAAGATTGCCGGCCGCGCGATGCTTGTTCAGCAGTTCCTGTTGATCGTCCAGTTTTTGCAGCGCGGCGAGCGTCGGGCTGATCTTGCCCAGCAGCGCCTGCAAACCCTCGGCCTGCACACCGGTGGCCGCGGCCGCATCTTTCGCCGCCTTCGCACCCTGCTGATTCGTGCCGACGAGAGCGTCAGATTCAGCCTGCAGGCGTTTTTGCAATGCTGCGAGGCTGGCAGTCGAATCGCGACTGGCATCCATCGCGCCGGAAGTGCTGGTGACGCTCGTCGTCAGCCGCTGGTAATACTCGCTGTTTTGAAGCGAGGTTCTCGCCACCTCGATCAGCCGAGCCTTTGCGTCGGCAGTTGCCTGGGCGGCACGCGCTTCGGCCTCTGCCAGTTTGTCAGCCGCATCGGCGGTCTTCTTGAAGCCGGTGGTGACATCGTCGGCCGCTTTCTCCGCCTTGGCCCCGGCCTCGGTCAGCTTGTCCAGATCGGTCGCGGCTTGAACGGCATCACCCGAATCCACCGCTATCCCGAGTTCAGCGATTGTGCCCGACATGAGTGCTCCGCTATTTCGATTCGCTCATGACGAGCAACGCCTCGGCCTCCATCACCCGAAGGTCTGGAAAAAGCCTGGCAGTCTGTTTTTTGGTAAATCCGAGGAAGGCGGTCACGTCGCGGATGACGCCGTAGTCCAAGCCGACGGCGCCGCCAAAGCCGGTCCGCCACTGCGTGGACATGGCGTTGAACGCCAGGAAGGCGGGCCAGACGTCAGGGAAAACGTCGAACTCTTCATCTGGCACATCTGCCCGAGTCAGGCCGAAGGCCGCCAGATCGGAATCGGACGGGCCCGCTTCGGACATCCGGCGCGCGACCGCTCTCAGTTTCCCAGGCGAGCGACTGAGAAGGCGTTCTGGTAGGCGGTGACGATGGCATCACCGGCGCCGGCGGACGTTTCGACCAGGGCACGAATCGCTTCGGGCGTGAACTTGTCCTCAAAGCCCCAGCCCACCACCAGTTCGCTAACCTGCTCGATTTGCCGCTCGATGTTCGCGTCGGTGATGTCGACCAGGGTGATGTCCTCGCCCTTTTCCTTGAAGCGCTCCTGATCATCTTTTGCCGCCTGCTGCCAGCCCGCGAATAGCGCGGCCAGTTCCTTGCGATTTCGGTACTTGAACTCGAACGACACCTTCACCGTGGTGCCGCCTACGCGGGGGATCTCCACGTCCGCCTTGAACGTGGCGGACTGAGCGATTTTGAATTTGGTCGCCATGATTTAGGCCGCCTTGTAGCGAGTAGGACGCGATGCCAGGGACAGCGTGATGACGCGGGCCATGACGTTGTTGCGGGTGAGCGTTGGAGTTGGGGTGATCGAGACGTAGGCGTTGTAGTAGATGGTCGCGCCATTCGGCAGCGTCAGGCGCAGCACGCGGGGCTCGCGATCATCGTCGGCCGCTTCCACCGCTGCAACGTACGGCAGGCTGTCGTCGTCGGCCACCGTCAGCGTCAGCGTGATCGGGTTCTTGTTCGTCGGAAGCTGACGGTCGTCGGACTCTTCCAGGAAACCGAATGTAGCAAACTGCTGCTCACCACCGGAGCTGTTGTTGTCGGTAATCTGGCTGATCTGGGCCCAGGCGCTGGCAGCGCGCACAGACCCGAGCCCGGAACCAGCCGTGTAAACGGAAGTTTTGGTGGTATCGATCCCGTCCAGCCCGAAACTGTCAGTGTCGGAGCCAATCACACGGACGACCTTGTCGTTCAGGCGGGTCCAGCCCGATGTCACGACCAGCACATCACCATCATCAAAGCCGTGCGCGGCGGAAGTGGCCTCAGGCGGCTTGGCGTTGGTAATGGCGGTGAAAGCCTTCGGCGCGCTGTAGGCCGTAGCGATTTCGAAAATCGAGCCGTTGGGAAGAATGGCACTCATTGGGGTTTCCTCGTACACAAATGAAAAACCCCGCACTTGGCGGGGTTCAGGGTTGCCCAACGGGCGGGTTATGCTCGGTCGGCCCGGTACTGGAACGAAGCCGATACGGTGAGTGTGGTGTCATCGACGATCGCAGGACCGGGCTCGACCGGCGTCAGCACCATCACTGTGAAGTCACCCTGCTTCAGTCGCAGAAATGTGGGGAACAACTCATCGAGGTCATCGACCAGTCCTTCGGCATCGCCTGTGCCGTTACCGGCCGGCGTGACGACGCTGATCTGGAACACGCCGGTGTAGACACGGTCGGCGCCTTCCAGCGTCTGGGTGTCGGTGCCTGCGGGCAGCGTGAAGGCGCGCAGATAGGTCTCGCCGTCACCGGGATCGAATGCCACGCCCTGATAGGCGATCCGCAAGCCGCGCGGCGCCGCCCAGGCTGCAAGCCGCTGCTCGTAGATGCGTCGGATGATCTGGTGGCTCATACCTGGTTATTCCTGATTGCCTCCAGCACGATCTGCTGGAAGCGCGCGACAGTGATGCGGACCATTCCGCCGGGAGCCTGCTGGGAATGTCCAAACTCCAAAGGGATCGCGTACGGCAGAGAGTTGGTGATATAGGCCGTGTCACCTGCCTTGAACTCGATCGCTCCGTCGACGATCCGCGCGGTGGATTTGCGCCCGCTCGGGTCGACTTCCTCCGTCGTGGTGTTGTCCGGCGTACCGATGCTGAACATCCAGTTGCCACGGAAGCGCCCGCCGACGTAGTCCTTGCCGGACACCAGCCCGTTCACATTGAAGTTCTGCACCCGCTCGGCCTTGGTCAGCGGCTTGGCATACTTCACACCCTTGCGCAGATTGCCGGACTTGGTGAAATTGCTGTCGTTTAGGTTGATCAGCGTGTTCCGGACGGCAACCTTGAAGTCGTAGTCTTCGGCGGCGCGGGTGTTCTTCGCTCGATGCGCCACGTTCGCCGCCCAGATCTCCGGGTTGCCAACGGGCGACATGCGAATAACGCTGCTGCCCAGTTCGATGATAATTTCGCGCAGGCTGGCGTCGATGGCTTCCTTGGCCTGCTCGGCAAACTGGGCGAGGCTCAGCGCGAAGCTGCCGGACTGTCCGGCACCCGCGCGGCTCATGACCGCACCTGCAATTCATACAGCAATGGCGTGCCGGCGGGGTTGATCTCTTTCATGGGAGGGACGATCGACAGGGTTTTGCCCTGGACGATAACCTTGCTGAGCAGGCTCGGCGGCGCACTGAGGCCGCTTGCGGCTATCTTCAGCTTCTTGTCGCCGGTCTTGATCAGGCTGTTGTTCTGGAATTCTTGCCCGGTGAAGTCGAGCAGGATGCCTTGGGCAGTTCGGTCGGTGACCGTATCAGGACCGGTCTTGCCGGTGGCAGGGTCGTAGACGCCTTTCAACGTTTCGCGAAGGGTTACTGGCTGACCAAGCTCAGTAATCAGCTCAAGGGCCATCACGGCCATCTCGTCGTAGAAGGCCATGAGGGCTCCTGAAGAATTGCAGGACTTGTAAGGCGAACCTACCTATCAACCCTGGCTAGAATGTTGTAGCCGCCAGCGCTGTAGCCTTTCGATGTGATTTTTGCACCGCCAAAGTACGCATGAAGCCGAGAAAGAAACATTTGATAGATCTGCGGCCCGGCCTTCACTTCTTCCTGGTCAGTAAGGGTGAAGGAATAGCTTATTGTTCGCCTTCCAGGCTCCCGCTGATCACCCTCTTCCACTTGCCGCATGATGTCGTCAACGATCTTTTGGGCCGAGTCACTCATAACGCGCATCCTTTTGAATGGGACGCTGACGCTACCATTACGCCCTAACCGCGAACAACCCACGCTTTTGAAGGTAATCCGCAAACTGTGTCGCGCTCGGTCGATCCGGCGCCGCAGGCAGCAGCCGCGAACTGGTGGTACTGATTGTCGCGAACTCACGCTCCACCGCGCCTTCGACTCGCTCCTTGATCACAGCGCCTTTGCGCTTATCGATGGGGTCGATGTCGTCAGCGTAAATCTCAGCGGCCAGAGCCATCTGGCCGTACTGAATGCGCGCCGGCAGATACCGCTCCGGCTTGTTCTCGCCATCAAGGCGAACCTCTCGGCGAGGCCAGGCCAAAGCCTGGTCGCCGGAGGACTTGCGGCCTTTCCAGGTCATTCCATCCATCGCCAAAGCGGACCGGCGTAGCAGCGCCTCTTGCGCGAGCTCGTCCGCCGGGATAGCTACACCGAACTTGACGGCGTAGGCAGCCAGATCCTCAGCAGATGCGTAACTTTCGGCATTCGATACGCCGGTACCGTCTTCAACGATGAGCATGGGTCAGTCCTTGGTGTTCAGGCGGTCAGCTTCGGCCTTGGCGGCGGCTTCATCACCGGCGAAGTCGCTGAATCGTACACCGTCACGGGTGATGATGATCCACTGGTTGTCCGCTTCCAGCTTCGGAATGTAGACGGGCTCATCTTCGGTACCGTCGTTCTGGGTGCCGTTTGATTCTTGCTTGCTCTGGCCTTTGCCTGGCTTCGCCGGAGCCTTATCAGCAGCTTTTGCCTTGCCCTTGACCGGGGTCTTGCGAGTTTCGACTTCCACATCCACTTCAAGAGCCTTGTAGGCCTCGACGATCTCAGGGTAGTCGCCGACGACAGTGACCTTGGTCACGCCGCGCTCAACGTTCCGGAACAAGTCCGGGTTGCGATAGCGCTTGTTAGGGTCGAAGTCGGCTTTCTGATTGCTGTATACGAGTTCCATGAAGATCTCCATGGCGGCCATTACTGGCCGCGCCGTTGCGGTGGCTTATGGGGTTGCTGGGGTGAGCTCGATCATCACGCCAGCAGTGACCTTGTCGCTGTTGGAGTGCTTGACCCAGTTGGCGGACGAGCCGACAGCGGCCAACGATGGGTTGGCGCCGCCGGAGGACTCTTTCCAGCTGTAGCCCAGCACGTCGATGTTGACGACGCCCTCCGCGCGGTAGCCGATGCCCAAGTTCTCTTCGTCGTTGACTTCATACGAGCGGAAGCCTGGAGCTTGGGACTCGGTGATGGTCACGGCGTTTGGCAGCAAGCCGAAGATCACGTCGACCGGCGCGGTGTCAGTGACCAGGACAGGTTTGCCGAGCGTGCCCGGCAGACCGCCGTAGATCACGACTCCGGCCTCTTCGTACACCTTATTGGTGATCGCCTCGTCGACGATGTCGAAGTAGGCAGATGAGTGCATGACCCACAGCGCGATACGGCCGAACTTGTCGCCGAATTTACGCATGCCGCGAGTCAGGGTCTTCTTGCCGTCTGTTTCGATGCTGGCTTCCACCACCATGGCGGCGTTGGAACCGATCGATGCACGCAGCGCCGCAGTGGCGTACTGAACGAATCCTTCCAGGGTCGCATCAGCCACGTCCTGGCCGATGATCTGGGAGAACTCTTCCACCGGGCGCCCGCGACGCTTGAACGCTTCTTCGGTGGTCTGGTATGGGCCGTATTTCCACGGCGCCTTGACGCCAACGGCTTCCCCGGCCGATATCTTTTTCGCCACGACCTTGGCTTCGGAGTGGACGTCGCGGTGATCCAGCGAGCCTGCCAGCTTGTAGAAGGCACGCTTACGGAAGTCGCCTTCGATCAACTCGTTGTCGAGGATGATCGCGCCGTTGGACGATTCGTTGAAAACGTCCAGGTTGTCCTGGACACGTTCCAGGTATGCGGTCTGGGCTTCATCGTTGTAGATGATCAGATCGCTGTTCACAGTTGTAGCCATGGATTGGTCCCCTTACTTGGGCAATTGCAGGTATGCGGTTTGGCCGTGCTTGCGCTGGAAGTCGCGCTTTTGCGTGGCTGACATTTCGGAGCGCTTCAGTGCAGCCTGGCCGCCACCCCCGCCCGGGGCATTCGTACCCGAAGCCCTTGGCCACAGGTGAGGTGCGCTTTCGCGCAGAGATTCCGCCCATTCGAGCGGAGTCAGAGGGGTTTTGCCGTCTTTACCGAGGATCGGCGAGCCTTCTTCGTCGACCGCAATCGCTTCACCCTCCGCATTCAGGGAGAACACGCCTTTGGCGCGCAGAATGATGTCGTCAGTGGCTTCTGGGAGAGCGCCAGCTTTGAGTGCAGCACCGCGAACAGCGTCGCCCAGAACTTTGCCCTGGAACTTGGCGGCGAATGCTTCGGCCTTCTCGGCACGCTCCCCCAGAGCCTTGAGTTGCTTGGTGTAGTCACCGCGCAAGCGCTCGGTGCGACGATTAAATACCTCGTCGACTTTGCCCTCGGTCAGGAGCTTGGTCTCTTCGTCCTGGCCAGCCTTGCTTAGAAGCCCTTTCACAGCCTCAATGTCGACGCCTTCGAACTGGCTTTCAAACTGAGTCAACTTGCCGGAGGTTTCTTTCAGCTTGCTCAGCAGTTCTGCGTTTTTGGTTTTCAAACCGGCTACTGACGCTTCAGCTGCTTTTTCAATGGCAGCTTTGATTTCCGGGTTTTCCAAGTCGATGGTGTTTTCTTCTGCCACGGTGATGCACCCCTTGGGTTTGGTCAGCCCGCCTGACGGGCATAAAAAAACCGCCCAAAGGCGGTGAATGAATTCAGATACCGGCCCGCTCGAAGGCCAAAGGCTCAAGCGTCTTCATTTGATCCAGCGTGAGCGGCAGAAAATTCCGATCAAGCTGCAGCTCGGAAAAGCGCTCGAGCGTCAAACCGCCATCCCGGAACAATTTCGCTCGGATCGGACCTAGCGCTTGATCCTGAAAAGCGGACGGCTGGAGCTTGAGCCAATCGTAATAGCTGAGGCTGGCAGCGACCTGATCGCCTCCGTTCGGCCCTACAGAGGCGCGTGTGGCGTCCTTGCTGAGAAACTTGGTCCACTTTGTCACAGGGACAAAAGTCGTCCGACAGTTCGGGTGAAATGGTGGTCGCGGTCCGGAATCTACGGGAAATCTGCGCTTGTCCATGGACCTGCATTGCTGACTCGTCTTACTGTCAAGCGTAGCGACCATCTCGATCTCGGACACCACATCGGTGTTTTCCTTGATCGTCTCCATCCGCGCTTGAGATGCAACGTGCTGAATGGCGGTATGGACGACTGTGCTTGCGTTACGACTCGTCGTAGCGAGGATGCCGTCGCTGTAGCCTGCTGCTTTGGTGCCCCGAATCCTTCGGATCAACTTAAAGTTGGTCTGGCCTTCAAAGAAGCCCTGCCGAATGGCGCCGTTGACGCGGTCGCGCTCCGCTGTTGACCAATCCGTGATGAATGACTTCAGCAGCTTGCCACCGCCGGCCCCCCGTACGCTCAAAGGATTGCTGAAGACTGCTGTCCGGATGGCTGCGGCCGTCGGGATCACCCCATCAAACGTCACGCCAACCGGAGCCGCACGCCCCAATGCAGTGGCTTCGAACTGAGCCTCGTAGTTCGCAAGGTCAATGAGATCCAAACTCAGCTGATCAGTGTATCGATCGAAGATTCCTAGCAGCAGGCTGTCGACCTCATCGAGCAGCTTGTTTAGCCGCTTGACGCTGTACTCGGTCAGGTCTGACTTGGTCAGCTGTTCGCGCACAGCGCGATCAATCTCTTTAAGGAATGGTGCAAACTTCTTGACCTCACCGGCCTTCAGCTTCTCCAAGAACACCGAGTGTCGAATCGTGGCATCAAGTACCGCTTGGTTGACCGCCATTATTCAAGTCCTCGTCATCCAGGCCGAGATTATCGGTCTGTTCTTGCAGCTCGCTGTCGATCTGCTGATCAGTGCGCTCTGGTGCGATCAGACCCAGCTTGCGAAGGTAGCCGCGTAGGTCGGCCTTGGCAAAGCCGCCGCTTTGCCACAACGCCACAAGCGCTGTGATCATCTGCGGATCAGCCGTCAGCTCGACGAACTCTTGGTTCACCTGATACGCCGTCTTACCTGATGCTCCAATGAACTGGCCGCACCACATTAATGCTTGGGTGTAGGCCTCATTGATGTTGGACACGCAGATGGCCAGCACAGATGTTGCTGCGGACTGGTCGCCACGGGACTCCGTAGCGGTTTTGGCAGTAAGCGAAGCCACAACAAGGCGCGCTCCAAGCTCAATCATCATCTGGTTCTTGTCGGCCATCGCCTCTTTCACCAGGGTGTTGGGCTGGGGCTGGGCAAATCCGAACTGCTCGCCCGCGGGGACCGGGATAGGAGCGCGGGAGCCGACGTAGACCCCTTCTTTGCGGGCCATCGCAAGCCACTGCTCATCCACGCCACTGATCCATGGCTGGGCTTGTCCACACCAGAAGACACTGTCTTCGTAGTCGGCGCTGTTGCGGAAGTGGCCCAGGTTGATCATGGCGATATCGTAAAGCGGCGCCTCGTCGATGCTCGGGTCGTTATTCTGGGCGCCGATGAAGGTGAACGGGACCTCCTTGAGGCGACCACCCTTCCCTTTGGGCAGGTATTCCTCGACGACCTCCAGTGGTCCGCCTCCACGGGGCCCTTTTCGACGCCAGACACGGCACACGTAAAGACCGTCCTCACCAATCGCCAATTCGCGAAACTGCTCAGTGCACTTAAGACCGAAGCCGTCAGCCTCTTCTTTCATCTCGCGCAGAATCACCATGGTTAGCACGTTGTGCCCATCTACCATGCCGGTTCGCCAATTGATGATGTCCTCGGCGCTGTAGGTAAGGATCACTGCATGCCCGCCAATGCCGCCGTCTTCGTGGAAGTCCACGAACAGGCCATGTCGGCCGGTCTCCAGCACGCGTTCAAGTGAGGCTTGCGACTGCTGGTAAATGCTGACACCCGCGCCGTTGGCGTCGTCCTGTAGATACTCCAGCGCCTTCGGTACCGTCAGCGTCGGGTCCTTATGGAACGCCAGGCCGATCAACCCGTTCCGGGTGTGCCCAGTGGCGTTCTTGTAGACGGCGCGTTCGCGGTACGACTTGTTGCGCTCGATGTTCTCTTCGGTCTTGTCGTGGCGGTTGATGTACGGTAGCCGGTCCACGACGCGGTGCTGGCCCGCGCAAACGTCCCGAACGGTCATCCAGCGGTCCAGCGCCTCGATGTACTCGGGCCGCTTGAAGGAAACGTCGTTTGTCATCGGGCGTATCCAAGTTTGAGGGAGGTAACCGGTTTGATGACCGGAAAATCTTTGTAGATGAAGTAGCCGCCCGCGTCGTTCGCGTGGTCGTTGCCTTGCGTTTTGTCTGGCTCGCCATTCGGCGCCCATATCTGCTGTTCCAGGCCATCGGCGTAGGTTGGGCATGTGAACGGGTTGACCTTGTAGCGGCGCTCACCTTGTGCATTGCAGAACATGGCGTTCATGGCGTTGATCCGGTCTTTCACCGGCGGGTTTGCTGCTGGCGCAATCACTGTGAACCCGGCCTGCTTGAGCATGGCGATGTCCGTCAGGCTGGCGTTCACCGACTTGCGAGAGTCGCCCGAGGCATCCGGATAAATCCGGATCTCGCAGGTCTTCTCGAAGTCGTTGCCGTTGTAGCGCCAGTAGCGCTCTTTGATGCGCTTGATCATGTCCGGCGTGTCGTAGCCGTTCATGAGCTCGTCAACCGCACGCGGCATGCCTTGATCGCGCTTCACATGAGTGATCGCGGCCATCTTGCCGACGTTGAAGTCCATGCCGATGAACAGCGGCTCACCAGCTTGCACAGTGTCGAAGCACTGATTCAGCTTGCGGTCGTACGCGTGGTAGATCGACCCGGACGTCAGGTTGACGAACTGGCCATTCAGGTAAGCGCGGATTAATTGCGCCGGGTACGACTCCATCAGCGATGGGATGTAGTCGTCGGGCAGGTTCAGTTCGTTATCGAACGTGCTGGCTTGGATTAGGCCATACATGGCAGCGAGCGCGGGTTTCTCGCGGATCTGCTTCATGAACTGCTGATAGACGAACTTGAAGCCCTCGGGCGTCGTCGTGACATCTACACCGTTCTTCAGGCCCGGCACTTTGTAACGCATCCGCGCGATGATCTTGCGCCAGGCATGCTGAGCCTTGAGCGCAGGTAACACGTCGAGCTCGTCGACCAAGGCATGCCCGATCTTGAAGCCGACGATTGTCTGTGGCTTCTCCATCGACCGGCAGATCGTGGTGCTGCGGTACTGCTTGCCGCTGTAAAAATCGACCTCTTTGTCACTTTCCTTGGTCCGGACCTTCAGGCCCCAGTCGTAAGCCACTTCCTCGATGGTCGGAAAGAAGATGTCTCGGATCTGCGGATAAGTCGGAGCGAAGTAGCCTGAGTTGATACCAGGCCATTCCCAGACGTGCTTGCAGAGAGCCGCGCAACCCACCCACGTCTTGCCCGAACCGAATCCTGCAACGAACCCACGAAATTTGTGCGGTAGCTGGAGGAAATCAGCCTGGGGAACGTTCAGGCTCGGCATCCCGCTTCCTCGCATCAATCACATGAACCGACACGGCGGTAGGGACAACTGGTTCATCGTCAGCATCGGCTTTCTTCTGCCGGTTGACGTACATGTCGCCTGTTTCTTTGGCGGCCTGCTCCAGAATCTGCATGGCGAGCACGATGTTCTTCATCGTCTCCGCCTTCTCAACGAACCGGTTCATGGCCCGCAACCGGAACGCACGGTTCGCGATCGGTATATCTGCTGTCTCTTCACGAAACCGCTTCCGGGTGTCCTCGAATAGCGTCACCCAGCGCTTCGCCAGGTTCACGCCTGCTCGCTTGGTTGGGTCGTGCTGTTCAACCTGCTGGCGGGTCACATCAACGTTAAATTCCTGCTTCACCGCCTGTGAGACTTGTGTTGGAGTGTCGAAGCACGCCAAAGCCTGAACGATGAAGGCTTTCACATCGCTTTTCAGGGCTGCCATAGATTTCCATCCGTCTCATGCCTGTCTCACTTCAGGCCGACTTGAGCAGACAGGTTCCGCAGGCCCTCGAAATATTCAGTTTCCCCAACTCGGCGGGTTTGTTTGCAGCGTCGACCATGGCCTGCACCTCAGTGCTCGCCCCATAGCGGCGGACCACGCCGACGAACTCTTCGACGTCGTGCCCTTGAAGCTTCAACTTGGGCGCACCGTCTTGGGTGAATGCAGGCTGACCATATTTGTCAGTGGCTTGGGCCAGGTGATAAAGCTCATGCTCGATCAGCGCGCAGAACTCGGTGTCGCTGCAAGTCGAACAGTAGTCGGCAGCGAGAGTGATGATGAAGGTCGGAACATCGCCGAACCAATCACGCATCTGCTGTTCCATCCGGGCTTTCTGCCAACCGCCGGCGCGGAATGCCACCTGCTCGGCCTGGCCCAATACGAAGCGCCCGGCCTTCTCGAAGCTGGACGATGCCCACATCACCGCGATGTCTGCGTCGACCAGGTGCGCGTGGTCTTCGTTGTGAATGCTGCCGATATCGGCAAGGATCTCGGCCTGAATCCATTCCCACACTTCAGGTGCAGGAGTCAGGCGGATACCGAAGTCAGAGAGCTCCGACAGTTCCAGCAGTGATGCCGGCGGTACTGGTCTGCTCATCTGGTTGCCCTACTGAAAGAATCAACAGACGAACCTGCCCGCCCGTGCTCGTGTCTCGCTTCTTAGCCATCTCCACCGCCTCAGCAGCCGTAGCACCCATGTCCATGGCAGTAAGCGCGTGAGCAGTACCGCTGCCGATGGCAAAACTCCGGTCCTGTCGGATGGCGGCCTTCCATAGCCCGTCGGTATCGTTGTGCCCGACCTGCCAAATCGTTTCGCCATCGAACGCCAACGCATTCGCATCTACGTTCTTCTCGACCGCCCCGAAGTAGGCGCTGATCAACCGGGGAAAATCGCCAGTCGCGCCGGTGAGGATGAACTTCACGCCTTGGGCTTCGACCAGCTTTTCGTAGTCGTCGTAATCGATGATGCTGCCGCGAGTGATGCGGGAGTCATAGGCGATGACGCCGTCTTTGTAGGCGATGGTCGTCACAGGATAGGCCCCTCGCCCATTCGAAATGTTTGATTTGACCGTGCGTAGCCACCGCAGTAGATGACTCTCACCTGGCCCCATTCTGCGTGGATGTCGACAGTCTCCCCGTCGCTCGTTTTCAGCGGCAGGTCATGCGCAACGATTACGCCGGCCTTGACGTCGGCGTAAATCACGCTCTTGCGCAGATCGCCATCCAGGATCACCTCCCGCATACCGCGCCCATCGTCGTACCAATGGACGTGCTCACCGTTTTGATCGCCCATAGCTCAGCCCAGCAGCAGCTGCGTCTGCTTCAACGCATGAGCATGGAGAACTGCGACGATATAGCCGTTGGGCAGACCGCCAGCGACGGCCGCGTTGAGGGCGGTCGTAATGGCTCGGTCGAGATGGCCGACCTCCGCGTTCACATCGATGGCCGCTGAGGGCTCTGGTACCTGGGGTTGGGGTACGGCTTGCGGTGCTCTTGGCATTTGGTTGCTCCAATGTGCGCGCCACGAAATGGGCGTAACTGAATATGTGGCGCGGGTTACCTCGGCTTCCGGCGCTCGACCTTTCCCGGCTCGCTGCCGAATCGATCATCACGCAAGCACCCTTCACAACTGAGTCGGGCGCAGATCCAACGCTTCACCGCTGGCCAATACGTGACCATGAACATGTGACGCAATCCGGCCAAAGCCAACGCAACGTGCATCGTTACCCCCGCTGAGTTCGGCGTGAAAAAGAAACGGTCAGACCGGGCGAGAATGGCGTAACCGCTGATGGCGATCACTGCGTACAGGATCTTGCCGATAACACCATCGCGGACCTTCCCACTTAGCGCGCACCAGGTTGCCCAGAATGCGATGAAGCCAGCGGCATACGCGTTCAGGTATTCGAATGTCATTGGCTTGGTCCTCCGAATTTGCTCCGGATAAACGACCACAGGTCTGCGGCTTTGATCGCTCTGGTGATAGCAGCCATGAGCGAACCGCCGAACGTACCCAACAGAAAGCCCACCCCGGCGACACTGCGTGGCTCGATGATTCCAAAATATGAGCTGACCATTCCAGTCAGGTAGTGCGCACAGGCCATGCCTGTGAAAAGAAACAGGAGCCATGACTTTCGATCAGTCAGGTCATCCTTATGCCAGCGTGTGGCAACGAGGGCCCCGAATAGGCCTGCAATCAGCCAGTCGAACTTGTCGAGCAGGCGATGAAAGAATTCCATGCGCTCGACTCCGTGCGGCCACTATGAAATATTTAGTTGCTATCCGGCCGAGTTGGCTTTGGACAGTAAGTGAGGAAAAAATGACGGACGATACCTACATTCTTGATCGAGCCATCTATAACCACTTGTACTATGCTGCGAAATTTGGAAAGCGGAACGTTCCAATACCACTGACCGAAATATGCAATGGGATTGCCAAAAAGTTTGGCGTTGAAGTGACCGAAAAGGAGGTCGCCTCTCAGATCGCCATGACTAAGTTCGGACAGCATGACCATCAAGGGGTTAAGCACAACATTCCGCCCTATCACTACATATCCGAAAGACAAGGAGGGAACCCTTTTGTGATGACGCATGCCTCCCTTATTGAGCAAGCCGTGGACTTTCCAGCGGAGTGGAAATTCAAACCTTACACTTAGCTCCTTCAAGCCAGCAGATCGTGAAAACATTTGCGGCCTTTCTCGCAGTCCGTCAGAGGCTTCACTATCGCTGGCACCCAACTGCACCAGTCTCGACAGATCTCCTCGCGCAGCAACGAAAGCGTGATGGCGTTGCTCGCGGGCTGCCGGTGTTTTATGCAGCACGGCACTACCGGCATATCCGTGTCCAGATGTCACCCGAAGGGCTGCTCTGGCTGCAGGTCGAAAAAAACGGGCACAAAAAAACCCGCTCGATGGCGGGTCTCTCGGAGCAAGTTGCCGCAGGCAAAATACTCAATGTGGCGAAATGATGCCCTCAGCCGTGCGGGAAGTCAATGTATAGATACGTAACGAGACAGATTTAGACAGAACCGGGCGCTAAGCAGCTTCTTTCATCTGATAAATCACCGCTCCGACCGGGCTCAGTGCCATCCGATCCAGATCCTCGCAGCATTCAAAAATCAGCGTGATCACCGGCTCCCAATCCCGCGCCCATGCACAGGATTCCAGCCGCACGCCGTACTCGGCCATCAACCACGACCGGAACGCCTCGGGCTTGATCATCGGGTCATCATTGGCCGACTGCCCGCCCTGATGCATGTACCGATACCGGCGCATCACGCCCTTCACGACATACTCCAGCTTCTCGCGCTTAGCTGCGGTCATACGCTTGGACTTGGAGACGACCATGCCGAACACCACCTCCTCCGCCGCCTCCCGGATGTCGTCGCTCCGGTGCGCGGCGTACATGTACTCACCGAACACGCGGACTTGAGGGTGCAGCTTGGCAATGACGGATTGAATGTGACCCGCCAGCGCGCTATGCACGGCGTGGTTCGCTGTTGGCCCGCGCTCGGTACTCTGGACCACCACGCCAAGCTGAACGACGTCCGAGCTCTGGCCCGGCGCTGGGTTGTAGGTGCAGTCGTGCCATGCCTGACGTGCCGAATTGATCTTCATGCTGCTCTCCCCTTCAGCTCTTTGGTCTTTGCCCGGTACTCAGCCTTGATGGCCTTCAAATCTTCAACGGTATAGCGCTTCGGCTCATGAGGGCCTTCGAGCCGATCGACGCGCTCCTGGCCAATCTTCTGGATCAGGCGTTCGCGGTAGCCCTGTGCGACCGTTCGGCCCTTGGCGGCATATTTCCCCGACCCTCCGTTGCACGTCTTCAGCTGCTTGTGGCAGTTGTCCTCGTCAAAGCGCAGCTCTGGATAAGCGCCACGACTGAGGAAATGGCCTGCATCCCACTTGCCACCAGTCAACCAGTCTTCGTCTGAGCCGTAGCTGCCGCAGCAAATGCATGGTTGGTCCTTATCCCGCTCGCGAATGAATCTGTTGAACTCGGCCTGAGCCTCTTTGGTGTAGTCGCCGACTGACTTCAGCTTCTCCTTGCGAACCTTGATCTCACGACGTTCACGCTGTGCAAGCGACTTGCGCTGCTTCTCCTTCGCCTGGCGGGCCAGCACTACTGCACAATCCGGCGAGCACCATTTCTGGAAGCTGCGCGTCGGGGTGAAGGTGGCGCCACACCCGGAGACACGGCAGCGCTTCGGCCGCATCGGCTTATCGGAGCGAGGGATCACAGCCCACCCCCAAACTGATGCGCGCATGGGTTGGTGTGGTAGCTGTGCTCGAGCATGGTGGCGATGGCCCTGATGAGGGACTTTGCATACTCAGTCATAGCGGCCCTCCCACAGATCCTTCTGCGACCAGCGCACCTGGTGCTCGGCGCCGAAAGCGGAAACCCACTCGATCAACTCGGCGCACTTACTCACGCTGAGCTTGCTGGTACGCTCGTACAGGACGTCGATGCCCTTTCCGTCGATGGCCGGGATCATCTGGATGGTTTCGCCGCTCTCGCGCAGCCAGGCGGCGGTGCAGAGACGCTTCCAGACCGTCACGTCCCACCTGCGGCCGGCGTGTTCAACCTGGCGGGAGATGTCGGCCAGCATGGCGTGAAGCTTTTTGTTCTGCTCTCCGTTGCGGTCCGGCTCCTTGATCACTATCAGCTTCGGCTTGGTGAAGTCCGTGGCGTGCAGGATGCCCATGAGGCGGCTGGTGTCGTCGCGGCTTCGCATGAGGACTTCAGTCATGGCTTCACCTCACACTTCGGACCGTCGCGCAGCAGCAGGTATTTCGCCGCATCGCTGGTTATTTCGTAGTGGAATGCGATGGGCGCCATTGATTCCAATTCGACGTCGCGCGGGTAGCTATATCCGACACCGAAGCCGGCTGCGCCAACGGTGATAACCAACAGGGCAGCAAGGCGTAAACCTGGCTTTAAATCGGGATGAACGCTCATCGAAACACCTCCTGCAGATTCGCAGGCGCAGTGACCCGCTGAACTTTGTGATGCATGCCGTAACCGGCTACCACGACGATGATGGTCAGGACGATCCAGATCCGGTTGGTCATGACGCCATACCCTTCAACAGCGCCTGCAACTGCTTGAGCTTGCCGAGCGCTTCCGCATTGCTCTCTTGCTCGGCTGCAACAGACAGCGCGACTTCTTCAATGCGGGCGGCCATCGACTTCATGCGCTTGCTGAACTCATCGGAAAGGTTCACCACTTCGCCAGACAGGGCTGCCAGAGCATCCAGCGCGCCTTCAGGCTTCTTGATCGCTACTACGTTCGGCTTGGCTACCTGGTTCATCACTGGCTCCTTCTTGGTCTTTTGGGTTGCTGCGTCACGCTGAAACTTGCCGCCGACTGGCTCGCGGATCAGCCCGGCGTCTTTGAGCTCTCCCAAAGCGCGGCGAACGGCATAGGAAGAAACACCCGTGGCGTTTGCGGTAACGGATGCGTTGTGAATGTCGTGTGTGCTCCATGCGTCCTGAATCGGGACGAACTCGAAGACCTTTCTGGCGATTGAGGATTGGCCTGCGAGCAACTGGAGTTGACGGGATTGGGTGATAGCCATCAGGAAGCCCCCCGCTTTTGAAGCTCTTCGACAGCTGCCAGGTGCTTGATCACGCGCTCGTTGAGGTCGCGACGTTGCCGGCGGCGACGGTGAGCCTCGACCAGCTTGCGTTTGGTGTTTTGCAGGTGCATGGCCTGCTTCAGTTCGCGAAGCTTTTGAGCGACGTTTGCGGATGGCTTCGCGACTGTGCCGGTGAGCAAGCCGGCTATGGCCCGGCCGTCTTCGGTAACCGGCTCATGGCTCATGTCGGCGATCAGCAGTTGTGCGCGCTCTTGCGGAATGCGCTGCAGCTCGGCAGCTTTGTTGATGGCGGCCACGCGGCGGCCAGCGTCAAATCCAAGCGAGATGTGCCAGTTCACCGCCTGAGCATTGGTGCGAGCCCCGGTGACGAACCGGTCGTAAGCGCTGAGAAACGCCATGCGCGCACCGATCTTGTCGCCTACGTCCAGCACCGGGCGGGCGGCATTCAGGGCCAGTTGGATTTCGTCAGTCATCACGACGGTGTCGAATTCATCGTTCGAGGCCAGCGCGATGGCCCATGCCTCATCGCGACCTGGACGGCCGTCCTTGACCTCGATCCGCTGCAGAATCGCTTGCAGCGAAAGCTTGCCAGCCACTTCGCGACGACAAGCCTGCAGCGCGTCGATCAGCGTGCCGACATCGTAGAGCTCAAGATCATTGGCGATCATCGCGGCGGCAGTGGCCGACAGAGTTGAACCCATCGCCTCGGCTGTCGCGCACAGCGCATCAACCAGGCCCAGCTTATCGGCGGAGGAAAGCATTCTGGACGCCCCCGTTCAGGATGATTGCCTTGGCCTGTTCGGCGGCGTTCATGTTGGCCTGGGTGTTTTCCATCTGGCGGGCTGTAGTCCCATTCATTTGGGTCTTGGTGGCCCATTGGGTGTGATAGGCCTCGGCCTTGGCGATCAGGTTGGTCAGGCTATGGCAGTCGTTGATCAGGCGGGCGTCGTTGATGGTCAGGTAGTACGCCGCGACACTGTGGGCGACATCGATGCCGAGACGGTCAACCAGCTTGCCGAGGATTCCGCCAGCGGTAGCGTTCCAAACCGGCCAGCACTGGTAGCGCTTGCGGTAGGCCATGGCGTAGTTCGCCCAAGCCTTGAAGGTTTTGCAGGTCTGATCTTTGGGTCCCGGCATGTCGGCGGGGATCTCGACACGGGGAGCGTCTGGGCGATCAACCACAAGCACCAAACTCCCGGACTGGGTCGGCACCGCCGCACCCTCCGGCAAGTCCTGACTTGTACCCTGATTGGTATCCTGATGATTGGTATCCTGATTTGTCGGAGATTTTTCCGACCCTTGCTCGGATTTTTTTCCGACCTTGCTCGGAGATTTATCCGAGGTAGATCGGATTTTTTTCCGACCTTTGTTTTCAGGTGGGGTCGGATATTTTTCCGACCCATCGAGTTTCTGATTCCACTCGGCAGCTTTCGGGGTCAGGCGGAAAAGCGTGATGTTCGAGGTACTCGACAACTGGATCAAACCTGCCTCGTCCAGCGCCTTCAGCATGCGGTACGCGGTGTCGGGTTTATCGGTCAGCAGCGGCAACTCTTCGACGATCTTCGCTTTGCTCAGCGCAAAGAAAACGCCGTCGTCAGTGGTGACCGGCTTGGTCCAGCTCGGGCAGCCGTAGATGAAGGCGAACAGCAGAGCTTGCTGCGAGTTAAGCCCCCACTCCAACGCCTTCACCTGGTTGATGGTTACGGTGAATTGCATGTCAGGCCTTCCCGACCATTTTGGCCAATTCGAGGAAGCGATCGACGTACCAGTGAGGTTGCGTTTCGCGGGGGGATTGAGGGCTGGTCAGGTTCTTGCCGTAGGCGAGGCCCTTTTCAGTGATCGACCAGAACGGAACGACCTCCTGCTTAGAGTTCTTGCGGGTCAATACCTTGAGGTAGCCGGCGGCTTCGAGCTTCTTGTTGAATGACACGACTGAGCCGCCCAGGCCGAAGTCCTTCAGCAGTGCGGTCGCAGACTTGGTGGGCATGGAAGAGCCGCCAACAGCATCCGGTGCAGCGTCCACGGCATAGCCTGGGAGAAACTTCGGATCAAGGCCGTTGTTCTCGGCGATCTTCGTCAGCATGAGCATCTGGCTGGACGGTGCAGGCTTCAGCAGGCGCGTGAAGCATTCCATGATCGCGATTTCGCCGATGACCTTCGTTCCGTTCGCTGTGACGGCCTCACGTGACGCCGATTGCTGCTCAAGTTCGTGCCAGCGGCGGATGACCTTCATGCGCAAGCCAGCGCTGTAACCAGTGAGCAAGCAGTCTGTGTGCTCACGATCAAGCAGATATTCGGTTTGCTCGCGGTTCCGGCCGTCGAGGTAGATGTGAGCAAAATTGCTCACATTAACTTTCAGCTCGGAAGCCATGGTTTGAATGTCGCGCTTAACGTCTGGATGACGTTTACCGGTCAGGTTCGCAATCTCACGCGAAGACATCGTGCGCGCCACGTTTTGCTGATTATGAAAACGTGGCGCGGCTTCTGGGGTATTGATCAAGGTTTGATGGCTGTGCATACTTGCCTCACTCGTTTTGCAATTAGCCACCCTGCCCGGTGGCTTTTTTGTGTCTGAATCTCAGGCGACCTTCACGGACTGCTTGAACACTTCCAGGCTGACGATCACCTCGTCGGCTTCCTTGATCAGTTCCGACTTCTCACGCGAGCAAACGCGGCCGTCGGCCTGGGCGTCGTAGGCGAGACGAGTCACGTCAGCCAGGTCGACGTGCAGGCGCATCAGCGCGGAGTTGAGGTCGGTAGGTGCAGGCTTCTCTTTCGGAACCAGGTCAAACCCGAAGTGCTCTGCCCAAGCCTTCAGCGGGCGGAAGTCTTCGGTGTATTTCATGATCCGGTGCAGCTCCTGCACGTTCATCTTGTGGCTGTCGTAGTCCGGGTTGGCTTTCTGCGACAACAAAGTGCGCGAGGGGAAGCTCGCGCCTTCGGCGATCCGGCTTGCACCGTGGGTGTCCACCACGTCGTAGATGGCCTTCATCAATTCCTGCATGTCACACCTCGATAATTGTTACGTGGCGTTACGCCACCGGCGACGCGATCATTTGCTTACCGACCGATCAAGGACGTATCCATGACCGACTCTTCCGAACTGCGAGGCGAGATAACTGCCATCTGCTGCTTTGTGGGTGCCCTGGCATCCACCCTGCCCCTGTCTTCTCAGATGAGGCTCTGGCCTGCGTTCGAGCTGAAGGCCAGTCAGTTGCGTGATCAGTTGAGTCAAGAGGCTCTGCGCGGCTTCGAGCAGGCGAAGATCTCGCTCAGCTCGAAGCCCAGCTAGGCAGCGGACTTCTGTGGCGGGAGCTGGCAGGGAAATGGGCGAATCTCTTCCGCCGTTAGCTTCCCGTCTTCATGCTCGATCACCAGGATTTCCCGTGATGCCTTGAGGGCCTTCGAAATGGCCGGAGCACTGACGCCAAGACCTTTGGCGACCGCTGATTGACCAATCCGCTCGACCAGCTCTGGCAATGGCGTCTTTTTCATTTCTTTGCCTCAACAGACGATGTATGTCCGAGATATTAACCGGCGGTTAGCATTTGAGCAATACCGGCGGTTAGCGCAAATAACTTAACCAACGGTTAAATTTCACGGATGACGAAAAAGAAAGAGCTGTCCCCCGAACTCAAGGCTGAATGCGACGCCGCCAAGGCGCTTTTCGTGTCTAAGAAGAACGCCCTCGGCCTGACCCAAGCCAGCTTGGCCGAAGCGGCCGACATCTCGGCTGCGGCGGTTGCTATGTACCTGAACGGTACGAATCCTCTGAACGCGAAGTTCGCCTCAGTGCTTTCGCGCGTGCTCGGGGTGCCGGTTGAGAAATTCAGCAAGCGCCTAGCGAAAGAAATAAGCGGTTTGACCGCCGCAGCCGAGCAGCCAGCCGCTACTAACGAGCCAAGCTCTGCCGCAGAACTGGTTCGACAAATGCTGGCCAAGCAAGGGAAGAATCTTCCGGAGGAAACCCGCCAAGCACTTCTTGCAGTCGCTGAGGGTGATGAGCCAGAAGGCACCAGTGAAGTGCTGGTGAACGACGCCTACAAGCCTGGCATCGGCAAGGTCGGCGACGAAGTGTGGATCGCGCACTATGACGTGCGAGGCGCGCTGGGCGGCGGTGAGGTAGCTCACGACTTCCCGGAAATGCTTCAGGATGTGCGCGTCAGCCCTTCCCAGCTCAGATCGATGGGCGTTGAGTTCAAAGAGCATTACCACCTGAAGGTCATCACCGGCTGGGGTCAGTCGATGACGCCGACGATCAAGCATGGCGACCCGTGCCTGGTGGACATCAGCATCAAGGAATTCATCGGCGACGGCATTTACTACTTCTCGTACCAGGGCTTTCAGTACATCAAGCGGCTGCAGATGAAGGGAAAGGACAAATTCAAAATGATTTCCGACAACCGGAAGCACAAGGCTGAGGACATCTTCATCGACGAGACGTACATCCAGGCACGCGTACTGTTCGTCTGGAACGGGAATCTGGTCTGATCGTCTGCACGTAAAAGACGCCAAGTGGCCGAGTAGGTGCTGGATCGGTGGGCTATGCGAATGGCCTGAGTGAGGGGTGCACCGGCAGGGTACGTAATAGGTAAGCTAGACTTCGATGTTATGCATAAGTTACAAAAACGCACTCGTAATCAAGGAAGCAATATGAGCGATGACGATTTAACATTTGATGACGTACCGGTATTGGCAGATATAGACTCTATTATAGGCCGCCCTAATTATAACGCTTCTTTATATTTCAAGCCGAAGCACAAAGAGCGATCTTTCGGTAGAATCGTTGCACCCTACCACCTGAAAGGCGCACAAATTAAGTGCGGCATCGCAGATTGTGGAACCAAACATCTTCACGGGTACCTGATAACAACCAGCGACAACCTAGAAACAAACATAGGCAAAGACTGCGGAACGCTGCATTTCAAAGCAGACTTTGCAGCCGAAATGAAGCGTCACGATACGCTCTATAATAGAAGACTAAAAGTCAATCGAATACTTGAGTTGAAGAAAGACGCACCATTAATCCTCGCTGAAATGATCGGACTTAAAAGCGAGTTCGATTTCTTGAAGTCACTCAGATTCAAGCTGCGCGGAGCCTTGTCTTCTGCGGAGAGCGCTAGGTTGGCACATAAGATCAAAACCCGAGACCCTGGGGTCTATCGCTACGAGACAAGGACCAAGGAGGAGCGCGAGATTTATTTCGAGACTAATCCAGCCGCTAGAAAGACAGGTTCAGTGCCGCCTAAGGAAATAAAAATAGGCCAGATAGAGGGATTTTCTTTTCTTGCGTCAACCTATAAAGATGAAGATGTCTTTGGTTACATATCAACATTAGAATCGGTAGTGACCTCTAGCGTAGAGGAGATCTATTTATGGCGCGCTGGAGAAATCAACAAACACCACTCATGGATAGGTAATGCATCTAAAGGAATTGAAAATATTAAGAATCTTGTGATTAGCGGAAAGGAACTATTCAATCCTGATAACATAATGCAGCTTTCGTACTTCGACATATCTGCCAAAAGCTTGGAGCACGCGCTTGTGGATATCAAGATGGCAATCCCTAAATCATAGAATAACTTATGATATCATGATTGCAGATCATCATCGCAGATGTGCTATCTGCTCGCTGGTGGGAAGCGCCGCCCAAATCGGGGTTAAGTCATGGGGAAGCGGTTCATAAGTCCCGAATAGATAGAAGCCTTGGTCGCCACCAAGATTCTTCCAGGTGGCAATCATAAACCCCTCGCAAGGGTTATGAATAAGACACTCTTGATAGTCTTCTGGTTTTTCCGCCGCCGTGCGCTTGAAATTGAGCTTGTGTTGAAAACCACGCATAGATAACCACCAGGAATGTTAAACCTATTATTCATTCCAGACAAGAATACATAAATTCCCAGCCCAGCGCCGGGCTTTTCGTACCCGTCTACTGCAGTGTCTGGTTGGTCGGCTTTCTGGCTCGGCTTGTCCTCGCCGGATTGACCAGGGAAGCGTCGAGACTTCCTTCCTCGCCCTCTTTCGCAGCAACCAATGATACCCCCGTTACCGCGATTGCCAGACCAGGCAATCCGGCACCGGCCTGCCCCGTGGGCGAGACCGTGGTGCCGGAAGCATTGAAGTGAACAGTGAGGCCCCAGTGGCCAGCGTGGATATTTTGGTCCCGCAATAGGGCAATGATGAGGTCGCGCACTGGAAAGGTCCTATCCTTTGTCGCCATCTTTCTACCTCCTTTGAATGATGCTCCAAGCGTAGGCAATTTGGGCCGCAGGCGCTTCGGAAAGCGCCGGGCTTTTCGCATCCACTCTCCTCTTCTAACACTTATGCTCGTCAGAAAGGCGCCGGCTCCGCCGCCTCGAATGGGTCCACTACTTCAGTCTGCGTCTCATCGCCCTCCATAGGCTCCCATCTCAGTGTCACTGACTCGTCCTCGTTGAAGGACATGTCGATTCCATCTACTTCAGACAGCACGCCGATCACCTCCCCCCACTCCCTATCCCGGTCCGTATCCAACCGATGGATCGTCACCCAGCGCTGAAGCTGCGCTATCGGGTGATTGATCATGTTCGAGACCCTTAGGCTCAACCTCTCAATCCCCGTCAGCTCAACTCGCTGCTGTTCTTTTTCTTGCTGCATTGCGCCCATGTACACCTCCTTGAATGCTGTACATCCATACAGTTGTATAAAAAGCATACCCCACCCGCAAGAAAAATAAATTAACCGCCGGTATTGACGACGAAGAAACCGGCGGTTAATTTAATCCCATCGCAGCGACACGCCGCTCCGAACCGCTCTTTAACAACCAGCGCCATGAACGACTACCCGGCCAATCCGGTTAGGTCACTCCCGGCACCATCGGTGGGAGGTCAGTAAACCGAAGGGAACAAACCGCTGCGCTTGTGAGGCGACCGGCGCCAGATGAAAGCCATTGAGGGGCTGATTCTGGCGAGGTGATGACCGAACTGTGCGAATGACCCTGACGGGCGCAGTGAGTGACAAGACCGAGAGATTCACTGAAGCACCTGGGCGACCGGGTGCTTTGGGAATATCAGGAGAAGCGAGATGAATGCGTCGGATTTTCAAGCAAGCGAAGAGGTAGTAAACGAGGCTGCGGCCTCATGCGCCAGACTGTTGGAGAAGTGGTTCGGCGGCGTCGACGAGGCGATCGCTGCCCTCGAAGCTGATCCTGCTGACTTGGCTGATCTTGTGATGCGCAGCCACATCAAACAGCGCCACGCCATGACAGTTAAAACGCACATGAACATTCAGGCTTTCAGCCGTGAGGTTTTAGGACAGGTCGCATGACGATTTCACTGGCTGGCCTTCGAGGTTGAGGGCCAGACGGGAAGTCAATTGGAGGATAGAAGACTGAGATTTCGCGAACTGGCCCAGCTAGGAAACGCTGGGCCAGAAGGGTGAGTTAGAGCAATACAGTGGCAAGCATTCCCAAGGCCCCCAAGACGCAGCCAATGAGCGCCCCCCGCCCGGGCGCTTCATGGAAGAGCGACCAGACCACTACAGGCTCGATGAGTAACAGAGACGTGACTGACACCACGGTGACGATCCATATATCACCCACCACGACGTATCCAAGCCAGTAGGCTGCCAAGAGAAACAACCCAGCGAAACACATCAGTACCAACGGCATGACGAATGTTTCCCAGGAAGCGCTTCCTGATTGGGCAAGTTTCGCTACCACTACCTCACTGTAGATTGCACAGAACTCACCGGCCACCATTAACCCTAGAGCAGAAACTCCGAGTAGTTCTTTGGACATATCAAAAACTCCTTTGTATTTAAAGCAACGTTTTTGCGCTGCCAGCTGCTGATCCCGCTGACTCGGACGTCGCGGCACGGATACAAAGGAGCCTTGAATAAGCCTGAATTACCGAAGTTCTTCGCCATGTTTATGCCCTTAATAGGTTGTGAGTCTTGGCTTCAAACCGAGACACCGTTTTGATCATAAGGTCCCCTAAGCGTCTCGCACAATCAGCGGCAACGTCAGCCTAACGAAAATTGCCCGATAACCTGGTACTGCCCAGCACTAGGCCGCATCGGAGAGTGAGCGAAGCGTGCCCGAGCGGGCTGCAGCGCTAGGATCGCAAAGCCCCGTGAATGTCCTGGGCCGGTATGAGCAAGACGGCCAATACCAAAAACGCGGCGGGAAGCAAGCAGGCGTAGCGACCTGGTGTTTCGATCACTCTCCGATGCGGAAGAGCACTCACCGCGAAAGCGGCCCCCTGCTCCGGCTGCCAGAGGATATTCCCGCAGCCGACACCCAAAACGGAGGATTTGCAGCCATGCACCAGTAAGCGATTCACCTGCGTGGCGCCGTAAGCCTGAAGGCGGCGCCCAACACCTGGACAGGCAGCGGAAAGCAGGGGCGTCAATGTCACCGCGCATTGGCCGGAAGGTAGGCCCACCCCTCGAAGAACATCGGAACAGTGCCCGCACATGCGGAACCCCCTCCCTATATCGACCGCATCGACAGGTGCCCGCGTGCTTCACGGCACGGGTTGGTCACCTGCGCGGGCATCTGATCAATGCGGTCCACCTGTTCGCCACGGAGGCGACCATGAACTCATTCGCAAGAGCACAAGCGCGCTGGGACAACATGCAGCCAGATGACGACTCGGGGCATGAAGAAGCGGCGCGAGTTTGGATTGAAAACACGGCTGAGAACCTGATGCGCGGCTGCGACCTGGTGATTCGCCGTCGGTTTTCTTCGCCGATCGTGGTCGAGTATTCAGCCTACCTGAACGCGGTTCAGCTGCATCTCAATCAGCGTCAGATCGACGGAGAGGACAACGAAGACTTCTTCGCGCAGTTGGTCATCGCCGCCATCACCGGCGGGCCAGTGAAGACGTTTGGCGAGGCTCTGCTTGGCGAAGGCGAAACGTCGATGGGCAAGCTGTTCGATATCGCCGTTGCGCTGGTCGAGCCGCACGCCGAGGCAGGCCTTCAGGCTGAAGCAGAGGATGCGGAACTATGAGCCCTCACATCCTGATCGACGTAGCCCTTGAGGGTCTGGCCGATGACGACTGCCCTCCTGGAAACGAGGTACTGGTCCAGCAGATCATCACCAGAATGCTGACCGACTGCCTCATTACCATCCCCGAATTCCACCACTACTGTGAGCGCCTGGTGAAGATTCTCCAGCAGCGCGGGAGGCTTGCAGCATGAGTACGTCCATCGTTCTATCCCTGGTCGACGAACAGATTGCAGAGTTGCCGGATCACATGGCTGTGCCCGCTGATCGCGTGCTGATGGTGTTCAAAGGCCGCACGATGTGGGAAGCCATGCAGGCCGCTGAGCGCGCTCACATCTCTAACCCCGAAGCGTGGAGCCGTCGCGCTTGCCTGTGCGGCGAGTGGACGCTGGCTTATGAGGTGAGAGCGTGAGTTTCTACGAAGACAACGTCGCCGACGGCTCGCACTGCATGAATTGTTGCGAATTCATCGGCGATGACGTGGCCTACCCGCGCACTTGCCGAAACTGCGACGGTGAAGGCAGCGAGCCGAATGAGCCAGGGCATAAAAAGCGCGTCAAGGCTGAGGCAATGGCTCAGTTTGACGGCTGGCTCTCACGTACAGGCATTGCTCACAAGAAGCACAACAACGGCTTCCACGTCGTTCTTATGCTTCCGGATGGCCGATACATCGACGTCTGGCCCAGTACGAAGAAATGGCAACTGCGCGGCGACCGTATCAGCCGAAACGGAAAGGCTCTGCATGAGCTGGTGTTGAAGCAACTGAGGCCGTGGTCATGACTCGCTACCAGCATGCCAAGCGCATCGCATTCTGGCGCGGCAGTTTCTTCACCCTTCTCTTCTGCAGCGTCTGGATGCTCGCAAGCGCCTACGCACCGCATTAATCCCACCCCATTCAATCGCAGCGCCCCGGTAACGGCATGGCGCAAGGAGCTACCGTGTCCGCACACAACCCCGCGCCAGTGGCGCACGAGCAACAGCTTCACATCATTCCACACGCAGCGACCAGCACCAGTGCCCTCGTGCTGGATGGCGACAGCCTGGACAAGATGATGCGCTTGGCAGATGTCATGGCCACCGGCCGCGCAACATTGCCGAAGCACTTCAACGGCAACTCCGCCGACTGCCTGGCTGTGATCATGCAATCGATGCAGTGGAAAATGAACCCCTTCGCGGTGGCGCAAAAAACGCACCTGGTGAACGGCGTCCTCGGCTACGAGGCCCAGCTCGTGAACGCCGTAATCACCACCTGCGCGCCGGTCGTGGATCGTCTGCACTATGAGTGGTTTGGCGAGTGGGAAAGGGTGATCGGCAAGTTCACGATCAAGACTGGCGACAAAGGCGAGTACCGCGTCCCAGGATGGAAGATGCAGGACGAAGAAGGCTTGGGCGTGAAGGTCTGGGCCACCTTCCGCGGTGAAGACGAACCGCGCGTGTTGGAGCTACTGCTGGCTCAGGCACGAACTCGAAACAGCACGCTCTGGGCAGACGACCCACGCCAGCAACTAGCGTACCTCGCGACTAAGCGCTGGTCTCGCCTCTATTGCCCTGATGTGATCCTCGGCGTTTACAGCCCTGACGAGCTGGAGGAAAGCGCCCCGCGCGTTCGCGACGTTTCCCCGACTCGTGAACCAGAGACGGCGGGCATGCCTCCCTACCCTGACGACAAGCTCAGCGAGAACCTGCCCAAGTGGCAGAAGTCCGTCGACGCTGGAAAGTCCTCTCCCGAGCACCTGATCGCAACTATCAGCAGTAAATACACCCTGAGCGAGCAGCAGATCGAGCAGATCAAAAACCTCGCGCCCATCGAAGGAGAATCCGCATGAAGATCCATAACGTCGCCCAGGGGACTCCCGAGTGGCATGCGCTGCGCGCCAACTATCACACTGCATCCGAAGCGCCCGCCATGATGGGTGACTCAAAGCAGATGAAGCGCACCGAACTGCTGCACGCCAAGAAGACCGGGCTTGATCGGGACATTTCGTGGTGGGTTCAGAAATACCTGTTCGATAAGGGCCACGATTCAGAAGCGCGCGCTCGGCCGATCCTTGAAGCGCGTATCGGCGAAGACCTCTTCCCAGTTGTCGGCACCGAAGGCGACCTGCTCGCGTCCCTGGACGGCTGCACCATGCTTGGCGAAATTCTGTTCGAGCACAAAATGTGGAATGAACAGCTCGCCGCTGACGTGCGCGCCGGCGATCTGGACGCCCATTATTACTGGCAGCTGGAACAGCAACTGCTTGTGTCCGGCGCGGAGAAAGTGATTTTCGTCTGCTCCGATGGCACCGAGGAGAACTTCGTGTCGATGGAGTACTTCCCCGTGCCCGGCCGCGCCGAAAAGCTTGTTGCAGGCTGGAAGCAGTTTGAAGCTGACTTGGAGACCTACGAACCTGTCGAGGCCATTCCAGAGGCAGTAGGCACCGCGCCAGAAACCCTGCCCGCTTTGCGCATCGAAGTCACCGGCATGGTGACTGCCAGCAACCTTGAACAGTTCAAGGCGCGGTCATTGGCCGTAATTGGCGCCATTAACACCGACTTGCAGACCGATCAGCACTTCGCCGACGCGGACAAAACGGTGAAATGGTGCGGCGAAGTCGAATCGAAGCTGGCAGCTGCGAAACAGCACGCCCTCAGCCAAACCGAGTCGATCGATCTGCTGTTCCGCACAATCGACCAAATCAGCGAACAAACCCGGACGAAGCGACTGGAGCTCGAAAAGCTGGTCAAGGCTCGCAAGGTTGCGATCCGCGACGAGATCGTCACAAAAGCGCAAGCGGCTCTGAGGTCGCATATCGATCAGATCAACGCATCGCTCGGCGGCCGCGTGCTGCTGCCTCAAGTCTCATCTGACTTCGCCGGCGCCATCAAAGGCAAGAAGTCGATAGCCAGCCTGCGTGATGCTGCGGAAAGTGAACTTGCCCGCGCGAAGATCGATGCCAGCCAAAAAGCCGACGCGATTCGCCTCAACCTCGCCAGCTTGGCTGAACTGGCTGTCGACCATAACTTCCTGTTCAACGATATCCAGCAATTGGTGATGAAGGCCAACGATGACCTGGTGACGTTGATCAAGGTCCGCATCGACGAGCACAAGAAAGCCGAGGAAGACCGGCTGGAGAAACAGCGCCAGCAGATCCGCGAGGAAGAAGCCAAGAAGCTTGCCGATGCCGAGTCCGCAAAGCTTGCTGAGCAAAACAAGGCCGCTGAGGAAGCAGCATCGGCCCTATCGGCTTCAACACCAATGTCAAAACCCCAATCTGCGGCGCGGGTATCGACGGTAGCGCCATCTGCCAAGGTACCGCCGAAGCCAATGAAGCTCGAAGCTCAGGTGACCGATCTCGAGGCGCTGGTAAAGGCTGTCTACGAAGGCCGTGCACCCATTTCGGTGCTCACCGTCCACTGGGGCGCACTCGACGACCTCGTTCACATCCACGGTGAAGCGTTCAGCATGGACGGGGTTGTCCTGCAGCAGGTGGCGGCATGATCAGCTTGAACCTTAGCAGTGTGAAAGAAAAACAGATCGAATCAGAGCGCCTAGCAAATGCGATGAACGATTTCTGGAAGCGTCCTGGTGGGTCATTTCAACTCCTCGAGTCGTTTCAGTCGAAGCCAAGGCCCGCGCGAAGGAATTGGATTGACCCTGAAACGGTGCTCAAGCGCAAACCGCCGCGGATCTCGGCAGCAGAGCGCAAGCGGCTCCGGCAAATGACGGAGTCGATATGAGCAAACGCAAATCCTGCAACCGCAAAGCCCAAATTGAGCGCAGTCTTCGCGCTCTGCTGGGCACCAACCATGCCGCCGTGATCAGCATCGACCCAAGCGGGCTGCAGATCATGATCAACTGGAAAAACGGAAAGCAGATCACGTCGCGGCAGGTCGCCGACGCCCTCTGCGATATCTCGCACCGCTGGACAATGCACATCGCTGGGATCTGCATTCAAAGCGACGGCGCCCAGTACATCAAGATGACAGTCTTCACGCCCGACGGCATTCATCGAGTGGAAAAGCTGTCGGACGTCGTCGAGCACTTCTACGAAGAAGTGAAGGCCGAGTGCAACCCGAACCACCTGGTCGGAATGGGGTGGCTTGCAGTGCCTGGCACGGTCGAGGTGAGCGAAAAGCAAGTCGCTGCCCTGCTCTCTTCAATTGGTGCTTGGAACCAGGTCAAGGCTGCAGCATGAAGCGCCTATTCAAATCCCCGCAACAACGAAAACGCGATCCTCAACACCACCTCCCACCCAGCGGGCTGCAGCCCATCTCGGAGAAAGCACCATGCCCACACCAACGGATACCACCGAGTTCTTCGAAGAACTGAATGGTGGCGCCTTCGCCAGCCAGATCGGCCACGCCCTTTCCGAAGTCGCCGCGGGCGTCGTCGATCACGGCAAGGCTGGGAAGCTGGTCATCACTCTGGACTTCAGCCAGATCGGTGAATCCCACCAGGTAAAGATCAAGCACAAGCTCGACTACAAGGTGCCGACCAAACGCGGCACCCGTAGCGAGAACACCAGCCTCGACACGCCAATGCATGTCGGCACCGGCGGCAAAATCTCGCTGTTCCAGGAGAAGCACGACCAGTTGTTCACGCGCGACGAAGCCCCGATAAAACCGCGCGACTGATCTACCCGCTGCACTCCCTCCCCTCACGAAGAGACCTGACGAATGTCACTGACCAAAGAAGCGATTCAACTCATCACCGACACCGCGCTGGAAGCCACCGGCAAGGCGCTGCCAACTTTCACGCCTACCGCGATTCTGCCGGAAGGTGCGAAGGTTCTTGATCTGGAGAAATATCAGGAGGGGCGTAGCCGCTTCCGCGGCACCTACTCTACTCACGCTCTGGCTGATTTCAGCGATTACGTGGCGGACCGCGCCGAAGCTGGCGCACGTGGCTTCATCAATCAGGACGAGATGAGCTGTGTTCTGTTGTTCAACCTCGGCACCACCGAAGAGCCAGGCCACGCCGACGACCGTGCGGTACTGAAGCTCAAGGCAACCGCCGGTTATGCCGCTGCGCAGGCGATTTCTGACAGTCGACTGAGCCAGAAAGACCTCAGCGACTGGATCGAAGACTGGCACCAGTATCTGACGCCGGTGGACGACGAAGGCAACAAAATCCCGGTCGCCAAGGCCATCGCTGCGGTTCGCACGATCACGGTGAAGGCCACCAGCGAGTCAGAAACCACCGTTGGCGACACCAGCGCCAGCCGCAGCGCCATGGATCAGATCGAGGCGCGCAGCAAAGAAACCCTTCCTGCCGCCCTGCAGTTCCACGTCGTTCCGTTCGAAGGTCTGACCGAGCAGCAGATCACTCTGCGCATTTCTGTGATCACCAGCGGCTCTGTGCCGGTTCTGAAGCTGCGCTGGGTGGGCGAGGAGGTGCAGCGCGAAGCGATCGCGCAAGAGTTCAAAGCAGTGCTGGAAAACGCTATCGGAGAAGCCGCCAAACTGTCGCTGGGCAGTTTTGCTGCCTAAGTGTTACCCATACGTGACATCGGGCATCTGATGTCACGTATAGCTGCCATCAACCTATTCGCCGCCGAGCGTTCGGTGTCTGGAGATAAACCATGGAAAAGCTTCAAGTCCTTACTGAGCGTGGCTGGGAGCTGGTCGTTGGCTACGTTGGTCAGCACATCGAGACGACCCCCAATAGAGTCGATGCCCTACCAAGAAAACATCCCGATATAGCTCATCGAATCCTCGAAGAATTCCAAAAGGATTTTCCGAATCGCGAATTTCGCTTGGCCTGATCACACCATCGCATCCACCGCCACCTCAATCTCACTTATGGCCATCGGCACATGCTGAGCGTCGTATTGCCGGTACTGCAACAACTCATCGGCTGCGGCTTCGGACAGTTCGTCCAAGTCCAGCCCACGCTTTCTTGCGACGCTTAGCACCGCTTTCAGTGCCAACACCAGCGATGCAGCTCTTTCCTCCCTCATGACTCTTTCTCCCCCGTGAAGACTTGAGCGTAGGCCAGTTGGAGACGATCACGTCACTTTCTTTCGCCATGGTCCAGAGCATCTGCGGCAGCTTCGATTTCTCCGATAGCCGCAACAACCGCGGGTGATATGTTTTTGGGTACCAGCGTCAGTGATTCAATTGCCTTCTCACAAAGCTCATAAACGTCCACGTCCAGGCCGCGCGCTGCATTCAGAATAGCTTCTAACGCGATCGACACCGCCAACTCCCGCGTCTCGCTCATCACCTTGCCCCTCCTGAGAAAAGTCGGGTTAAACGAAGTCAATATAAGACTGCTCAATCTTCGGGCGATTGCTGACGCTTGAGGTCGTAAGCCAAGCGCTGAATAGTCGTAGCGGCAAGGGTTGTCCGCTGGTCGTACCCGTAGGTATCGCCGAGCCAATCGACCGCGCCTTCGCATAGCGCGTCGACGTGAATCCCTTGGGTATACGCCGCCTGAAGAATCGCTTTAATCGCAAGCTGCATTGCAACCTCCCTGTCTTCGCTCATGACCCTCTCCCTTCCTGTGGAGAGGTAAGCGTAGGCCATATTCTCCATAGCACGGAATCGGATCAAGACATACGACTGAACCTGGGCGATTGCCTAAACGTGAGGCGCGGCACGACCGCATTGCGTTGTGTCATGCCTTGTTCAAATCCAATAATATCGGCTTTGCTCCGAAAGCCATAGGCTTCACATAAAAGTGCTTCACCTCGAGAGAAATCGAATTTTTGACATCGTAGTTTTTCAATAATGAATATTTTTCAACCATTGACTTCAAAGCCTCGCCATCCGGAGTTACACAGTACAAGAACAACAGATGAAGTTCTGCCGAACTTAGCACAGCCCGTACAATTCTAGCGTACCGCTGGCGGATCTGTGTCTCAGGCGATGGCCCCGTTAACTCGATTATGAAGGGACGGCGCCTGAGTTCTACACGGCCATAGCTATCAACGTAATCTAAGAGCTCCAGTAGCGTTCCAAAGTAATGCGCCATCCTCTCTCCATTCGCGACCATAAACTCTTTCGCTACGACGGCGACCGCTGATGTCTCATCTAACGATTCGGCCGAAAGAAATCTGGATCTAACATCATAGTGATCAGCCACTAGGCTGAAAAAGGCCAACCCAGCCGCCCCATTAGTTTTCCGCCTCATGCTCTCCATATTTTTTGAATGCAACTCTAGCAAGCCAAAGAAGACAGACTCAAAACTTTGCCGTTCATAAACTTTAGTCTGAACATTCTGTGCGTTCAACGACTTAGTCGCCTCTTCACGCGCGGACTTGAGCTCAGTAGTCTGAGATCTGAGACTAAGGCTTACAGCGATTAAGGCAAGAAAGCTGAGAAACGGATTGAGTATGCCGCCAAAAAAATCTCCAATTTGCCCCCAGTATTGAGCGCTCTCAGGATTTTTTATCTCTAGCCAAGGTAAGTTCCCGCCATATTGAAAATGCCAAAACACTGCGACTAACAGTAAAACAAGAAGCGCACCCGCTCCGCCCAGCAACATAGACGAAGTGGTGTCTTCACCGAGTTTCCTTAATAGCTTTTTTATCATCATGCATATTCCGTCAGAAAGCGGACCGGCTCGGCTCTTAGCTTCGCGGGTCAGAAGTGCATGACCAATACCCGAATTTTCTTATCAACGCCACTGGCGAGGATCAGCCATGCCTTCAGACAAACCACGCATCGTCTGCCAGTTCAGTTGCGGCGCTGCCTCAGCAGTCGCAACCAAGCTGGCTATCGCCCAGTACGGCGCCACGCACGAGGTGGTGATCGTAAATGCCTACCTCGCAAATGAGCATCCGGACAATCGCCGCTTTGCGGATGAATGCGAGGCATGGTTTGGCCAGCCGATCACGGTGCTCCGCAACGAAAAATATGGCGCGGACATCATCCAGGTGTTTAACCGTGAGCGGTACATCAAGAACCGCTATGGCGCTTGCTGCACGAAATTGCTCAAGCGACGAGTACTTGATCAGTGGAAACAGCCAGGTGACGTGATGGTGTTCGGATTCACTGCGGAGGAGCGAGGACGGTTCGAAGAGTTCTGCGAACGGAACCCGGACCGACCAGCGATCGCCCCACTGATCGAGCGCGGGCTGGGCAAAGAGGACTGCAAAGCAATGGTCGAGCGCGCCGGGATCGACATCCCGGTCATGTATCGGATGGGCTATGACAACGCCAACTGCATCGGATGCGTGAAAGGCGGTGAAGGATACTTTCGTGCCATCCGCGAGGACTTCCCCGAGCAGTTCGAGGCGCTGTGCAAGGTTCAAGACACGCTTGGCTCTGGCGCTTTCTTGCACCGGCACCGCGATACAAATGTGCGGTTCTCGCTGCGCGACCTTGGCGACGGTCCAGTACGGCGCAACGAGAAAATCCCTGCCTGTTCTTTTTTTTGTGAACTGGCAGAGGCCGACATTATTGCCAGCGCGTAACACACCCCCACTTCCAACCCATCACGCCACTGGCGAGGATCCCGCATGTCTCCCTATAAAATGTCCGGGACGACGGTCGTCAGCTTCTCCGGCGGCCGGACCAGCGCCTTCATGCTGCGCCAAGTGCTGGACAACAACGCCGATCTGAGCGACCTGATCGTAACTTTCGCCAACACCGGCAAGGAACACCCAGCCACTCTGGATTTCGTTCAGGAATGCTCAGTCCGCTGGGGCGTGCCGATTGTCTGGCTTGAGTTCCGGGACGACGAGCGAGGTTTCGCCATCGTCGACTACGAGACAGCCTGCCGCGACGGCGAGCCATTCGAGGCGCTGATCCGGAAGCGCAGCTACCTGCCGAACCCGGTCACTCGCTTCTGCACCATCGACCTGAAGATCAGGGTCATCCACAAATATCTGCGCATGGTTGGCTGTTCGACTGAAGAGACGCCGGTTGACATGATGACAGGCATACGCGCCGACGAGCCCCGTCGAGTCGCAAAGATCCGGCATCGAAAGACGACGAGCGAGAGTAAGCACGCCACGATGGTGATGCCATTGGCGGACGCCGGCGTTGGCGTCCAGGACGTGACTGAGTTCTGGAAGGCTGAGCCGTTTGACCTGATGCTGCCGACCATCAACGGCCGAACGCTGGAAGGAAACTGCGACCTTTGCTTCCTAAAGGGTGCGAACCAGATCTATTCGATCATCGCCAGCGACCGTGGCGAGCCGGTACGCAAAGCTGAATGGTGGGCACGAATGGAACGCACAGCAGTAGCCAGCAGCGGCATCACCGGAAACGGCGCCCTCTTCCGCTTCGACCGGCCGAGCTATCAGCAGATGCTCGACTACTCGGACACACAATTCGACATGTTCGCCGACCACGACGAAGCCATTGCGTGCTTCTGCGGTGATTGAGCCAGGCTTCACCCCTGCACCCACACCCCGTCCCAAACGACATTGGATGTAGTGATGAGTGGAGACTCCACCCCGTCTCGGCGTTGCTCTTCGAGCCATTGTTGGCTAGCAGCAGTATCAAGCCACCTGCCGCGCTCCAGCTGACCAATCACTGTTCCGCTAATACGGTAGCGACCACAGTCGGTGCAATCCACAGCGACGTAATCGCCAACGCTATCGCCCTCTTCCGCCGCCTGATTACAAACGTGGCATTCCATAACCTACTCCATGATTTTTCGGATAACCGGAAAGGATCTTACATGTCCGCTCATCACAAGAAACACCCCTTCGATTTCAAAACTCAGTACGGCCTTGGCTTCGATCCGCAAGACGATGAGATCGTCGTGGACTTCTTCTGCGGCGGTGGCGGCGCCGGTACCGGGCTGGAAATGGGCCTCCGGCGTAAGGTCAGCGTGGCGAAGAACCACAGCGCCAAAGCGATCAGCATGCACACCATCAACCACCCGGGGGCGAAGCACTTCACCACCGACGTGTTCGAGGGTGATCCGGATACTGAGTGCGGCGGCAAAGCAGTCGGCTGGTTTCACATGTCACCGGACTGCACGCACCACAGCCAGGCGGCCGGCGGGCAACCGCGCAAGCGCGAGATCCGTAACCTCTCGTGGATCGGTCTGAAGTGGGCAGGCAAGAAGAAGCCTCGAGTCATCAGCCTGGAAAACGTGAAGCAGATCCTGCAATGGGGCCGACTTATTGCGAAGCGCGACAAGGCTACCGGTCGCGTCATCAAGCTGGGCGGCGCGATCGCCGCACCTGGTGAGGTCGTGCCTGTAGACCAGCAGTTCCTGATTCCAGATCCGAAGCAGCGCGGGCGCACCTGGCGCCGATTCGTCGCCCTGCTTGAAGGCATGGGTTACGTTGTCGAATGGAAAGTGATTAAAGCCTGTGACTTCGGCGCGCCGACCAGCCGGGAACGCCTGTTCATGATTGCCCGCTGCGACGGGCAGCCGATCGTATGGCCGGAGCCAACCCACGCCAAGAACCCCGCCAAAGGCCAGAAGAAGTGGAAAACAGCTGCTGAATGCATCGACTTCACCGACCTGGGCAAAAGCATCTTTGGCCGCAAGAAGGACTTGGCCCCGGCCACCCTGCGCCGCGTTGCCAAAGGCATGAAGAAGTTCGTCATCGACAGCGCGGCGCCATTCATTGTTCCGATCGCCAACTGGTCCGGCGAGGCAGTGCAGTCAGCCGAAGAGCCGCTGCGCACGATCACCTCCTACCCAAAGGGCGGCGCCTTCTCGGTGGTCAGCCCGATCATTGCCCCGGCCACACATCAGGGCAGCGACCGGATCAACAACCCACTCGAACCGCTGCCGACAGTGACCTGCGCGAACCGCGGCGAGCTGACTCTGATCAGCCCGTTGATGGTTGGGGCCGGCGGCCCTGAGTACTCAGGCAAGCCGGTGGGCATAGAGCAGCCGGTGGGAACGCTGATGACGCAGAACCACCGCGCGCTGGCTTCCGCCTGCATCGTCCAGGCTGGGCACGGCGAGGGCTCTGGCGCAAACAAACGCCGATCCCATGGGGTGAACGACATCTGCGGCCCGATCGGCACCGTCACTGCAAGCGGCGGCGGTCAGTCCGTCAGCGCCGCGGTGATGGTTCAGGCCAATGGCGGATTCAACACCACGCACGCCAAGGGCATGCACGAACCCATGACCACGGTAACCAACACCGGCAGCCAGCAGCAGCTGGCCGTGGCGAACCTTGTGCACCTGCGTGGAAACTGCGATGCACGCGACGTTAATGACCCGCTGCACACCGTCAGCGCCGGCGGTCAGCACCACGGGTTGGTCAGCGCATTCATGGAGCGGGCATTCGGCGGCAGCGTGGGCCAAAGCCTGGAAGAGCCGGCGCCTACAATCACCGCCGGTGGCGGCGGCAAGAGCTCGCTGGTGTCGCTCACCCTGTCGCCAGAGCATGAAGCGGGAGCCCTGCGGGTTGCCGCCTTCCTGATCAGCTATTACGGAACAGAGAACATCAGCGCTTGCGGTGCGCCAGCGCCGACGATTACCACCAAAGACCGCCTTGCAATGGTCACCGTGATGGTCAAGGGCACGCCCTACGTGATCGTCGACATCTGCCTACGGATGCTTAAACCGGCTGAGCTATACCGGGCGCAGGGTTTCCCGCCGGACTACATCATCACGCACGGCGCCGATGGCAAACCGTTCACCAAGACTGAGCAGGTCCATATGTGCGGCAACAGCGTCAGCCCGCCGCCGATGGCCGCCCTCGCCCGCGCCAACGATCCATGGCGCGCGGCTCAATGCCAGGCCGTCGCTGCCTGACCAACCTCACAGTAACCTCCAGAGGTTACATCTCGAAAAGTAACCTGTATGGGTTACAGGAATATCGCCATGCCCGTATACGTCGATAACGAAGAGATCCCCTACCGGCGCATGAAGATATGTCACATGCTCGCCGACACCGAGGAAGAGTTGAATGCCATGGCCGATAAAATCGGCGTGGCCCGCCGGTGGCACCAGTTCCCCGGCACGGTAAAAAGTCACTACGACATCTGCCTGACCAAGCGCGCCCACGCTGTCCGGTTGGGCGCCAAGGAAATCGACCGGCACGAACTGGTCGCGCTTATCAAATCTCGCCGCGAGGCAATCATCCAAGCAGCCAACGCCGCCGACCAGTGCGAAGTGGGCACGTATCCGTTGGAGGAGTTATGAGTAAACGATGCCAACAACCACAGGCACATCCAGCTCGGTGCGGCTGTGAGCAAATGCAACAGCGGCTTCTGCCTCCCGCCATCGTCCTACCCCACCCTCCGCGCCACTGGGGCTTCCTTCAGCCTGAACGCGAAGTCCCCGGCTACACGCTTGAGCAGATGAAGGAATACGGCGCCTTGTGCGCTGCTGAAGCCTTGCGCCAGAACAAGTAACCCCGCCGCCCGTTCGGCCCCACCCTATCCCTATCCCTATTGCCTGCTGCGTATGCGGCGAGGAGATCACGTGTCCGCAATAAAAGAACGCCCGATACTTTTCTCGGCGCCGATGGTGCGCGCCATCCTGGAAGGACGAAAGACAGTCACACGGCGGGTGGTGAAGGTTCAGCCACGATCAAAGGCCGGCATCGGCAGCTATGGCCTGGGCCAACCGTTCATCCGTAACGCTGACGTGACGAAGCCAAATCCCGAATGCCCATACGGTAGACCAGGCGACCGGCTGTGGGTGCGCGAGGCATGGGCGGCCGATGCACAACTCAACGCAGTGCCGCCCCACGAGCTAAGTCGAGGCGAACCGATTCTCTATCCAGCCGATGGCGTCACACGCACGTCGGGTTGCTCAATGATCTCTGCCGGCCGGGTCCGCCCTAGCATCCATATGCCTCGCTGGGTGAGCCGCATCCTGCTAGAGATCACCGACGTTCGCGTTGAGCGGCTGCATGACATCACTGGCGATCAGGCAGAAGCGGAAGGTGTCGATGCCGCGATGTGTCAGCAGTTTCTGGAGAGCGCCCCCAGCCGATACGAATGCAAAGAGGCTGTCATTCACGGCTTCTCTGGACTGTGGGCATCTATCAATGGTGCTGAAGCATGGAACGCCAACCCTTGGGTCTGGGTCGTCGAGTTTAAGCGGCTGACACCATGAACCGAAGCTCAGCGCTTATCTTTCCGCTTCATATCAACCAGAAGCGGTTTTGACCTGCTCTGGAACACCGGATCTTTTCTGATATACCGGAGCCAGGACCCAAATGCGTCCTGTTGACGACGATGCGCGATTTGCCACTGCGCACCGCCAAAGAAAATTTCGTTGATCGACATCAGCTCTTCTGTGGCCTGGTTGAGCTCTTTCAGCAGGTCCTCACTGTTTTCCGAGTGCATATCTATGGCAAGCATAATTTGGCTCGTAACAAAGGGTTAACTGTGACCCCGATGTCGACGCTTCATTGCAATACGCCATAAAGACCTGACCGGCGGTAGCCATTTGCCGCTACAAAGCCTTCCCTTCCCATTTCTCAAAATGTCCGCCGGTGTACGGCGGGCGAGGAATTCCTGTGTCCGAGCCAACCTTAGTAAATACGCCCGAGGTGTCGGGTGCGGCACTCTTGATTTTGACTAAGCACGCCAGCGGCTTGAACGTGCCATATCCGCATTGGATCGGCGGCAATGGTGTTGACCAAGGGCCCTCCTACTGCCGCCCTTGTGCCGATGCAAAGGTTGCAGCGGGTGAAGCCGAGTACGTTGATGGCGGATGGCAACAAGAAAACGATGGTTGCTGCCACTGCGAAACCTGCGGTTGCCTACTCGAATACACCCTGACCGAATACGGCGCGGCAGAAGAGATTGATCATTATCTGACGACGGAACTGTCAGCCCCGGTCTCGACAGAAGAGGCATTCCACATCGCCAAAATGCTCGAACACGACGAAACCAATGCTGACGCAATCACAATAGCGATCAAGGCGGCGGAGTTGATCAAGTCAGCAGCAACACTGCAACCACTCAACCCCGCATAGACCCCGGACGGAGGTAGCCAATGCCAAAAATGACACTGGAAGAATGGGCGACAGAGCAATTTAAAACGCCCCCCAGCATGAATACCTTGCGGACCTGGGCGCGAGAGGGCCGGATTTCTCCGACACCGGTCAAACACGGCAAGCGCTATTACGTCGACTCCGACGCCTGCTACCGTGAACCTGATAAACAAGAACGAATCCCGCTCGGCGGGAGCCTGATCAGTCGTATAGAGAGTGCTCGTCATGGTGCCAAGGCCGCGTAACCAAGGATCAAAAGACCTGCCTCCGAATCTCTACCGGAAGACAGATCGCCGTAACGGGATCACCTATTACTCCTATCGAGACCCCGTTACCGGCCGGATATTTGGCCTTGGCAAGGACAAGGAAACCGCTATCCGTGAGGCGGTGGCGGCTAATTACGCCGATGTGTTGAAGCCTTCACTCGCAAGCAGACTGGCAGAGCCTATCAAGGAGAAGGGCCGCACGTTCGCTCAATGGATGATCGAATACAAGGCCATCTATGAAGATAAGGACCTGAGCTCAAGTACTAAGCACAACTTCAAGAGCCGGAGTAAACGCCTTGAGGACGCCTTTGGTCACCTGGAAATTAAATGTGTCAGGACAATGGACGTGGCCACGTTTCTGAACGGCATTACGAAGGACGGGAAGGCTCACATGTCCAAGGCATTGAGGTCGTTGCTGCGCGATGTATTCGTTGAGGCGATCGCTGCAGGTTGGTGTGATCTAAATCCGGTCGATGCCACCAAAGCGGCTCGAACAAAAGTGAAGCGCGAACGACTGAGCCTTACCCTGTGGAAGGCCATGCACGCAGAGGCTGACCGACCTTGGTTGAAGAGAGCGCTGGAACTTGGCGTTCTGACCGGGCAACGGCGTGAGGACATCAGGGAAATGCTGTTCAAAGATGTGCACGACGGCTTCTTGCATGTCATCCAGTCCAAAACAAAGGCGCGGGTCAGGATCAGCACAGAGTTACGCCTGGAAGCAATCGGCCTCGACTTGGCAACAGTTATCAAGGAGTGCCGAGGCAGAACTCTTTCGAAACACCTGATCCACCATGCGAAAAGTATTGGTGGTCACACTAAAGCCGGCGCGCCTCTCAAGCTGGACACGTTGACGAATGCGTTTTCTGAACTGAGGGACCGGGCCGCGGCTAAGCACGGCATTCCAATCAGCGACAGCCCGCCGACCTTCCACGAGATGCGATCGCTGGCGGCTAGGCTTCACGAGGCCGAAGGAAGAGATGCACAGAAATTGCTTGGGCACCGGACTGCCGCGATGACCGATCTGTACAAGGACAGCCGAGGGGCCGAGTGGATCGACGTCGCGTGACCGACGTTGAGTTTTGGCGGGATATTGGGGAGGTTTTGGGGAGGAATTTCTAACCCATGAAATCAAGGGTTTACGCTTCCGATGTATCTTGGAAGAGGACACACCGTTGATCCTTGACCGGTCACTGCACATTGGCGACCGCTCACTGACCATCTATCACTGGATCCTGCCTTTCCGCGACTCGCTCGGAAAGGTGCAGGGCATTATCGGCGGCTGGATAGACATCAGTGAACGACGCGAGTTGATCGAGGAATTGCAGACCGCCAAACAGCAAGCCGATGACGCCAACCGGGCCAAAAGCACATTTCTCGCCACCATGAGCCACGAGATACGCACGCCGATGAATGCCGTCATCGGGATGCTGGAGCTCGCGCTCAAACGGGCGGATCAAGGTCAGCTCGACCGGCCCGCCATCGAAGTCGCCTACAGTTCGGCCAAGGACCTGCTGGAATTGATCGGTGACATTCTCGACATCGCCCGCATTGAATCCGGACGCCTGACCTTGAGCCCCGAGCGAGCCAATCTGCGTCAGCTCGTGGAGTCGGTTGTCCGGGTATTCGACGGGCTCGCGCGTCAGAAGAGCTTGACCTTGCAACTGGATCTGGACAGCCGGATCAACGTCGACGTGCTGATCGATCCACTGCGCTTCAAACAGATTCTGTCCAACCTCATCAGCAACGCGATCAAATTCACCCAACAGGGCCAGATCCGCATCAGCCTGCAGGTTGAGGACGCGCCCCATGAGCAGCAGATCCGCCTTGAAGTCATCATCCAGGACAGCGGTATCGGCATCACCGAAGAGGACCAGTCGCGCCTCTTCGCTCCTTTCGCGCAAGCTGACAACAGCGGTCACCTCGCCAGAACCGGCGCAGGGCTCGGCCTGGTGATTTGCCGTAGCCTGTGCGAGATGATGGGCGGCACGCTCACCCTTAGCAGTCAGCCGGGCCAGGGCACCCAGGTTCGAATGTTGTTCGAACTGACGTCCCTCGACCCCATCTCCAGTCTGGCGCCCGTGCGCGAAACCGAAGAGCCCGCCTCGGCAACGCTGGACATCCTGGTGGTCGACGATCACCCGGCCAATCGCCTGCTGCTGTGTCAACAGCTGGGCTTCCTGGGTCATCGTTGCGACGTCGCCGAACAAGGTGCTCAGGGGCTGGAGCGCTGGCTGGCCCGCCCTTTCGATCTGGTGATCGTCGACTGCAACATGCCGGTGATGAATGGATACGACCTGACCCGGGCCATCCGTGCCCACGAGCGTGAGCACGCGCAGGCACCGTGTACCGTGCTCGGTTTTACCGCCAATGCCCAGCCAGAAGAGACGCAACGCTGCCGGGACGCCGGAATGGACGACTGCCTGTTCAAACCGATCAGCCTGACCGCGCTCAACGACAGACTGTCTCGAGTGAGCGCCAGACCGGGGAGCCAGCACCCAACCGCAGACGCGCCTGCGTTCGACATGGCAAGCATCGTGGCATTGACCGGTAATCGCCCCGAGATGATTCAGCACCTCATCAGTCAGTTGATCACCAGCAGCCGGGATGACGTCGAAGAACTGCGCGAGGTGAGCGCGCGAGGCAGCACCGGAGCGATCAAGGACGTAGCGCACAAGATAAAAGGCGCGGCGCGAATCATCAGCGCTTCCACCGTCATAGACCTGTGTGAGCAACTCGAAGAGGCATGTGACGCCACCGCATCAGCGACGATCATCTCGTCCCAGGTACAGGCGCTGATGACGGCGATGGCCGCGCTCGAACAAGGACTGTTAAAGCACCGGCTGCCGGCAAGCTAACGTTTTACGGGCGGTCCAAATGTGAAAAAGGGAAGCAGGCTCATCGCCTGCTTCCCTTTTTAGCAACGCACCTGCGATCAGACAGGTTTGTTGATGGGCTTTTCCGGGTACCAGGCGTCCAGCAGCGGGCTGACTTCGACCTTGGTCAGCTCTTCACGAGCCTTCAACCAGTTCTCAACAGTCGCGCGTTGCTCTTCAGTGACCGAACCACGGTTTGCGAGGCAGACCAGACCGAAGTCATCGCCACCGACGTAATCCAGACCGTTGGCATCCATCGCTTCTGCCAGGAAGGCGTCGAGGAACGCGTCGATCGCCATGTCGTCCAGGTTCTCCTTGAACTCCAGGTTCAGTTCAAAACCCAGCTCCTGGAATTCATCCACGCAGAGTTTTTTGCGCAGACGGCGGGAACGGTTAGTCGCCATGGAAACATCCTCAAAAGTAAATATCGGGCGGCACTCTACCAGCTTGGGCGCACAAAAGCCCGAAACCGGCGCTATTGGCCGACGACGCAGCCCAGAAAAACGTGTTTTAACGTGCCAATCCGGCGGCATTTAAAAAAATAGCCGGATTTGACGCCGGTCCCCCGGCGCAAGTCACGAAAGCTTGGGGCATAATGCCGCTTTGTGAGGTCGCCATCTTTCAGCCCTTCGGGCACGGAGATTATTTTCGGCTTCCTGTTTTCACGTCACGAGGGAATCCATCCCCTCATGTACTCCCCTCTTCTCGCAGTAGGGTTTTAATGAATGATCAAGTCTTTACGTCCACTGTTTCTCGCCACCCTGCTTCTGCCGATTTCACTCTCTGTTACTGCCGCTCCGATCAACACCGCCCTGCCTCCCAAGGTTCAAGCAGCCCTCAAGGCGAGCAAACTCGATAACAACGCCTTGTCGCTGGTCATGCTGCCTGTCACCGGTCCCGGCACCCCCACCGTGTTCAACGCCGACGTTTCGGTTAACCCTGCTTCGACCATGAAGCTGGTGACCACGTACGCAGCGCTGGAAATGCTCGGGCCGACCCATCAGTGGAAAACCGAGTTCTACACCGACGGGACCCTGAGCAACGGCGTGTTGCGCGGCAATCTCTACCTTAAAGGGGGCGGAGACCCCAAGCTGAACATGGAGAAACTCTGGCTGCTGATGCGCGACCTGCGCGCCAATGGCGTGCAACAGGTCACGGGCGATCTGGTCCTGGACCGCAGCCATTTTGTTCAGCCGCAGTTGCCAGTGTTCGATGACGACGGCAATGACAAGAACAAGCCGTTTCTGGTCCGCCCGGATTCATTGATGGTTAACCTCAAGGCCCTGCGTTTCGTGACCCGCAACGACGGCGGCAAGATACTGGTGTCGGTGGAGCCGCCTATTGCGGCGATCCACATCAACAATCAGGTCAAGGCGCTGTCCTCGAACAAATGCACAGGCGATGTGCTGTACAACCCGGTCCCGGATGCCAATGGCGGCGTCACAGTGACGGTATCGGGTCAGTTGGGCGATGGCTGCAACTCGCAGACCTATTTGTCGCTGCTCGATCATCCGACCTACACCGCAGGCGCCGTGCGCGCGATCTGGCAGGAACTGGGCGGCACGATTCTCGGCAAGGACCGTCTGGATGTCGTGCCTGGCGGCGCCAAATTGCTGGCCAAAGCCTATTCGCCAGACCTGGCCGAGATTATCCGCGACATCAACAAATTCAGTAACAACACCATGGCCCAGCAGTTGTTCCTGAGCCTGGGGTCGGAGTTTCGCAACGAAGCCGACGGCGATGATGCGAAAGCCGCGCAGCGCGTGATTCGGCAGTGGCTCGCGAAAAAAGGCATCATCGCGCCGCATCTGGTCATGGAAAACGGCTCAGGCCTGTCCCGTGCCGAACGGGTGAGCGCCCGAGAGATGGCACAGATGCTACAAGCCGCGTGGAACAGTCCATACCAGGCGGAGTTCATGAGTTCGCTGCCGCTGGCTGGCATGGACGGCACCATGCGCAAGCGCCTGAAGCGGACCGCTTTGCGCGGCGAGGCGCACATCAAGACCGGCACCTTGAACACCGTCCGTGCGATCGCCGGCTTCAGCCGCGACAGCAACGGCAACACCTGGGTCGTCGTCGCCATCTTGAACGACCCACGTCCCTGGGGCGCGTCGTCAGTCCTCGATGAAGTGCTGGTGAGCATGTTCAATCAGCCAAAGCTGGCCAATACCGCCATCTCGCTGCAGCAGTAGGCCTCACGCTCCCTGTGCGCCACTCGCGCGCACTCGAGCGTTTCTGACAGGGATGTCATCCACGCCTCGTGCGGGCAGCGCTAAGCTCAGTGCTCGTCAATCCACAGAGGACTGTGCCCTTCATGAAAACAACCACTGTCAAACGCCTGCGTGACACCTTTCTGATTTCGAGCCTGCTGGTGTCGTCGATGATGCTTGCAAGCCCGTCGCAGGCCGAGGACGCCAAGCCAACCCGGGTACGCGGCGCCATTACCGCCGTCGAGGGCAACCTGCTCAAGATTCATAGCAACCGGGGTGAGGACCTGCAGGTCAACCTGACCAGCGACACTCAGGTACGCGGCGTGACGCTTGCTCAAGTGTCGGACATCAAACCGGGCAGCTACGTCGGTTCCGCCGCGATTCCACAACCGGATGGCACGCTCAAGGCCCTCGAAGTCCACGTCTTCCCGCCAGAAATGGCTGGCACGGGCGATGGTCACCGGGCATTCGATCTGGGTAAGGACAGCACCATGACCAACGGATCGGTGGGCGATCTGGTGACGAGTAATGGCCGCACTATCACAGTGAACTACAAGGGCGGGCAAAAGAAGATCGTCATCCCGGATGACGTGCCAATCGTCAATCTGGTGCCGGCGGACCGAAGCCTGCTCAAGCCTGGCGTAAAAGTCGTGCTGCAGGCGAAGAAAGCCGACAACGGGGCGCTGAACGCCCTTTCGATTTCCGCAGGAGAGCATGGCGTGACGCCGCCGATGTAAGGAGGGCAACGTCACGGGTCAGCAGGAGCGTCGACAGCCGGCCGATGGCCTGGCGGCTGCATTCATTCGCGGGAATCACGATCATGCGATACGCAGACATCGGCGTAGCATGACCCCGCGAATAAACATCATGTGCCTGGAGGGATGATTACAGGCAGGTGGCCAATACGGCACCGCGCTGGTCGACGGCCTTGGTGCCTTCTTTCGCGTAGAAATTGATCGTCGTGGACGCACCTTTACCCATCACGTCGGCGAAGTATTCGCCTTCAGTGGTATAGACGGTGAATTCGCCCGGGTTGCCTTTGTCCATGAATACATCGGCCACGTCACCGAACAATTGCACATTGGCCCAGGTCACTTTGATGCATTCAGCGACCGCAGCGGCTGGTTTCTGGCTGGAATACACCTGCGCCGGGCCCGTCGAACGCGTGTGATTCAAGCTCATGCAACCCGCCAGCATGACCAGCGCTACAGCTCCCGCCCAGTGTTTCATGACAGTCCTTTCGATAAAAAAGGAGCGATAGTAGCAGCAAAGGCCAGGCGCGGCGCTGGCAGGTGCGTCGATTTACAAACTGTCAATCATCGGGCTGCGCGGCAGGCGCCGCCGGAGCAGCCTTGCCTCCCTTGCCGGGTTTCCCGCCCTGCGCTGTCGATTTAGGTTCGGCGGCGGGTGGAACGGGCGCTGGGGCGGCGGCCTCTTTCTCGGCCATCGGCATCTGGTCGATGGTGCTGAAGATTTCCTTGGGATCGATGTTGCCCTTGTGGTCGATCTTGGTTTCTCCGTCCTTGCCGACCAGAATCACCTGCGCTTGATCGCCCGGCCGGGCGCCCAGCTTCAGGTCACGAATCAGCGCCATGGTTGACTGGGCGTCCATGTCTTTGCCGTTACGCTGGCCGATCATGTTGACGATCGTATAGAGAACCATGCTGCGTTTGGCGAAAGCCTCTTTATTGGCTGGCTCGTCAAGGCTCTTCTTGAGGCTCACCAACGTCGGATCTACCGAGCTCGAGGCAATGATGATCAACGGGCGAGTCCTGCCCCGCTCCTGGCCCAGCGGGGTATCACTGTCCGCCGCCAGCAACGGGCTGGACACGGCAAACAGAATAGCGAGGGTCAGTGACCGACTTAACAT